ATGTCCACGAAGCCCCGTGCCGTCCTGTACGTGCGACTCTCGCGTGAGAGCGCCGTCAGCACGTCGATCCAGGGGCAGAACGCCGACCTGTACGCCCTCGCGGAGCGCGAGGGATGGCAGATCATCCGCACCTTCGAGGATAACGGGAAGTCCGGAGGCAAGGCGCGGGCGAACGCAGCCGCCGCGCTCGCGATGCTTCGCGACGGAGAGGCAGACGTCCTCGCGGTCTACGCCTACGACCGCTGGAGCCGCATGGGCATCGCGGACAGCGCTGACCTACTCCGAGTGGTGGCCGACCGACAGGCCCGGTCACGGCGGGAAGGGACGCCACCGCCTCTCTTCTACGCAGCACGAGAAGGGATCCGATCGGATCAAGAGGGGTGGGAGATCCGCGTCGCCTTCGCGGCAGACATCGCCCAGAAGGAGCGCGACCGCATGGTCGCGCGTCGAACCGCAGCGATTGCTCGGATGCGTCAGGAAGGCCGCAACCCCGGCAATGGCCCAGCGCCGTTCGGCTACCGATCGGCGCCCTTCACCGATGGCCGGCCCGGCCGCCGACTCGTCCCCGATCCGAAAGAGGCCGGAACGATTCGCGAGGTCGCCGATCGCATTCTCGAGGGGGAGACATCGACGGGTGTGGCGAAGGATCTCAACGCGCGGCGCGTCCCGATGCCAAGGAGCCCGTACCGTCTCGCGCAACTTCGAGGCGAGACGCCGGACGCCTCGCTCGACACCGGCACGTGGAGCTCCTCGCGCGTCTCGCAGCTATGGGCCAGCGAGCACCTCCTCGGGAGGATCATGCAACGGACCGATCGGCACGGCGAGCGGCAGGCGGGCCAGGCGTCCCGACCCTCCGAGCAGCGATCACGCGATCGCTACGGCGAGCCGGTGGTCGATCCGGCAACGGGGCTCCCTCTCCAGGCTTTCGAGCCGATCCTGAGCGTCGAAACGATGATCGCGCTCCGCGAGCGCTTCTCGAGGAACGTCGGACGAGGGACGCAGCGACAGCGCCGCGCAGCGCGCCTCCTGAGCGGCCTGACCTTCTGCGGGACGTGCGGCTCCCCCATGTACGTCCTGAGCACCCAACGCCGCTACGTCTACTACCGGTGCTCCTCAAGTGCTCGCGGAGTCGAGTGCCCGGGTCTGTCTGTGAAGGCTGAAGCCCTCGAGTCTCAGGTGCGCGACCTGTACCTGCGATCGTTCGGCGGACTCGCTGCCGTGCAGTACGTCGAAGAGCGAGGAGACGCGCAGCTGGACGAGGCTATCGCGACGACGAGCAGTGCCCTGCGGGACGTCGGAGCCGAGCTCGCCGACCCTGAGGCCGACGTCGACTCCCTGATCGCGCGGCGCCAACAGTTGGTCGAGCGCCTGTCGGAACTTCGCAGGCAGGCACCCCCGGTGGTTCATCGCGCCGTCGAGCTCGGCGGCACCTGGGCGGAGGTGCTTGCGGGCGTCGACGATGCCACCTGGCGCCCGCACCTCGAGGCGGCGCTCGATCACGTCGAGGTATGGCGGTCGAGCCACAGCGAGCCAGTCCGACTCGTCCTCCGACCAGTGCCCGACGAGTACCCGAACTACGTCGACGCGGACGGCTAAGGCCCGGCGAGTCGCTGAGCAGGCGCGGGTCCCCTGGCCCTCTCCTCTCTTGACACCGGAGGTCTATCCGGTGAACCCGCCGACACCGAATGAGCCCCGTGCCCTCTCCCCTTCCGCTGCCCAACTTCCTCCGTGCCTTCGCCGAGGACGTGCTCGCGCTCTCCTCCCAACTCGGAGCAGCGCAGGACGTCCAATGGGTTGCCTCGCCGCGCCCGACCGTTGACTCCGACGGGCGTCGGGCGACGGGCACCTACTCGGACCCCGTCCCGGCGACCGTCTCGGATCCGTCCCGACTCCGCGTCCGCGCCGCAGTGGTCGGCGCCGAGACGACGCTCCGCGAGGCGCGAGCCACTGTCGCCGATGCCTCCGCCGGCCTCGAGCTCGCCCTCGCCGAGTGGAGCGCCGGTGCGCGCTAGTGCAAGAACAACCGACGTGACCGAACAACGTCACTTCTAGATACCCCCCACTAGTTCTCTCTCTCTCAAGAGAGGGATGGGGAGTGACAAGCGCTCCGTCACCGTCGGCCGTTCTTGCACTCCCCTCGTCAAGGAGCCCTCCGTGCCCGGCAACTACCTCGACGCCCTCGCGCGTCTGTCAGACACCCCCCGCAACATCCGTCGGGACGGCGCCAACGTCCGCCGCACCGTCGCGGAGTCCTACGGCCCCGTCGTCCTGACGCTGCCGTCACCCCGGCGCCTCGCCCGCGCGCTCGTCATGCCGACGATCCGCGAGGTCCGCGAGGTCTACAACCGCAGCGGCACGCTCGTCGGTCGGCGCAACACCGCGGATCCCCTCGAGCCGGTCAACCTCGGCGAGCCTGCGATCGGCGCTCTCGTGCAGCGCCTCGCCGAGCTCCCCGACCGGAACGACGCTCGCAGCCTGTACCGCAACCTTCGCCGCCTCGCGACACTCGACCCCTCGGCCGCCGCCGAGCTCATTCGCAAAGCCGTCAGCGTGGCCCACCTCGAGGCCGACGCCGAACCGGTCCCCGCGGCACCAGCCCCGGCCCGCCGGCCGGCCGCTACTCCACTAGAACGCGATCGCGCCTACCGGGAACGCAAAGGGCACCACGAACGCACCTCGAGCGCCCACTACGTGCGCCAGTTCCTCACCGGTTGGGACGGCGCCGACGACGTCCCTCCCGTGGGGAGTCGAGTACCCGCTCCGGAGCTCCACGCCTCCGCGAAAGAGGCAATCGCCCTCGCCGTTGCCGAGCAGCGGTCGGCATCAGATCTCGGCGAGGACTGGGAGGAGATCGCCGCGGAAGACGGCCTCCCGCTCAGCCCGCGGGTCCCCGGCGTCCGCGTCTTCTACGAGGTCGCCGACGCCGTCCTCGGCGAGCGCCGCCGAACGTCGGCGGGCTACGTCTTCCAGATCCCACCCCTCGCGCCCGCCATCGCTCGCGCCGACCGCATCCTTCAAGGAGGCCCAGAAATGGACATCGCAACCGCAGTGCTCGACCGCGTCGTCGCGCGGCTCGCCGACGAAGTACTCGAGGCGCACGGCGGCGACTTCCGCGCAGCGATCTCGACACTCATGGAGCGTGGCGAGCGCGCGGCGGCCCTCACCCTCCAGGCGTCCTCCGCCGGAGCCCCGGTGATCGACCTCGCCTCGCGCCGCAAGGCGTCGTGACTGCCACCCGAGGGCTTTTCTCCTGACAGTGTCCCGAATGCTCCGGCAGCCGCCTCGCCAAGATCCGCAGAACGACGCGGGTCTCGGCGGGGCGGCTCTCAGGTTCGCGAGCGCCGTGGCCCTCTCCTCTAGTAGAGGGAAGTCCGCGTAGACCGGGCTTCCCTCCCCCTTTTTGCCCATCGCCGTTCCGCAACAGGAAGGGAGCAGCCATGCTCTGCCCCGAATGCTCCGGCCCCCTCCGAGGCCGTCAGGAGCTCTGCTCCCAGCGCTGCCGCTCCAAGCGACATCGCACCGCGGAGCGCCAGCGTCGCGAAGCGGCTCTCGGCTACCTCGACGCCGCCGTCGCCGACCCCGCGTCCGCCGCCGCACTCGCCCGCCGCGCTCGAGCGGCTCTCGGCGTGTGACCCGCGCAAGCGACGGCCGCGTCGAAATCGCCGAGACGATTTACCTCCCCAGCGTCCAGGCCGACGGCAACCCGTCGGACAAGTGGATCCCCTTCTTCGCCGCCAGCGACCTCGCCGACGACGACTGACCTCGCCCTCGCGGCGACGAAAGGCACTACCCGATGATCGTTTCTCCCGCACTCGCCGCTGAGCAGTACGCCGATTGGGTCGTCGACCTCGTCCCCGGCGCCCGCGAGCTCCATGACTCATATCTCGGGACGCTCCCCGCGCTGGACGCAGCGAGAGCCGCTCACCGCGACCGGGTCCTCGAGGCAAACGCTCTGCGCTCGACGGATCCCCACTCGCACGACCTCGAGGACGCGCAGCGACGATCGGCGGATGCGCAGCGTGCGCTTGACCGTGTCGCGCGGGTCTCCGACACGACAGAGAAGCAGTTCAAGCGAACGGTCGATCGCGGCCGTGGCACGCCAGACGTTCGTCAGGAGGCGGCGCGCCGCGCGCTCGAGTACCACGCGCGCGCCTCGGCGGCTCTCGCCGAGCTCGAGGCGACCATCGACCACGTCGACGCCGCTTGGCACCTGGCTGGCAGCCCTGGGCGCTCCTGGCGCGCGAACGTGATCGGGTCCGGCGCCGACGATCAGCGCGTGGCGCTCGTCGCGCTCCGCAGTCGCCTCGAGAGCTTCGACGTGCAGCGGGTCACCGAGGCTACCGAAGGCGCGGAAGTGCCGACCGAGGCTCACGGCGAGGCGCTCGCACGAGAGCTCGCCAAGACGTCGACCGCGATCGTGCTCGTATGAGCCGCTCACTCGACGACCTCGTCGCCGGCGTGACCCGCGCCTACACGCCCCCCGCTTCCCTCGCTGAGGCGACGCGCGAGCAGCTCCAGGACTACGAGCACCTCGCGGAAGGTCGCGGAGTGACCCCCGAGCAGATCCTCGCCGAGTACCGAGCGGCCCACGCCCGCCAGCTTGTTGAGCTCGACGCCGCCGATGCCGCCTCGGCGCTCGTCGCCGACATCCGAAGGAGCTAGCCCGTGACCTCCGAAGCAATCGCCCAGCGAGCAGCCAAGCGCGCCTCAGGCCTTCGACGTTTCTCCCTCGGCGAGGACATCCGCCGCACTCCCGCTCGCCTGCGCGCTCCCTTCGACGAGACGCAGTGGATCGCGCTCGGCAACGCCGAGCGGCGGGCACACATCGTCGCGCTCATCACGGCGGAACTCGCCGCGGAAGAGGCGGCGACACCCTCCGCTCCGCCCACTCCGGCCGAAGCCACAGCGCCCGTGCGCGAGTACGAACCCGGTCGCAGCTACCTCCCGTGCGCAGACGGGTGCGGCGCCTTCCACCCTGGCCGTCCGGGCCGCTCCGGCCTCCGGTACTGCCCGAGCGAGTAGCCCCGTGTACCGCGCCCCAGATGGGACGCTCCTCACCGGCGATGCTCTCCGCGCTTCGATCGAGGCGCGGGAGCTCGCCGCGCTCCCTCAGTCGTCGTTTTCCAGGCTCTCCCGCACCCAGAACGTGCCGGTCGGCTCAACGTAGTGGAACTCCGCCGCCTCGAGCGCCTGGCGAGCCTCGAGACGCGACAACCCGGTGACGCCAGCAATGTTGTCTAGATGCTGCGAGTAATCCCGTTGGAGCCAAGCGCGAGCGCCGTCCGGCAGCACTCCCGTTCGTTGGAAGATTGCGAACTCCTCAACCGGTACACCGTGCCTGTTGCGGATGATCCGACGGAACAACTCTGGAAGTCGAAGCGTCTCCGCGATGCCGATATAGCCGAGTACCTCGAGCAGAGCTGCGCCGCCTTCCAAGATGGCACCGTAGAAGCCATCCCCGCCGCGGTTGCCTCCAAGCTTGATCTCCAGCCTGGATGCCTCGTTCTCGCTTAGCGTCGCGGCGAGTGCCTCAAGATCGGCGAGTGTGAATGCATCGCTGATCGCAATCATGTGAGGCAGCCAGCCATCTTCCTCGACGACACCATGCACGTCGAGCTCGAAGTGCCACTCGATCATGTCGACGGTGTCCGACCACAGCGGCCGGTTGACCAGGGCGCGGTGTGCGCGCTGCACTGAGCCGATTAGCGGCTGACGACCGACGCCTTCCACGTCAACTTGTATGGCAGGTTTTCCGTCCAGTGACGACCAAATAAGCACACCCGGATTATCCAGGTAGGGCCAGGGTCACGGCTAGCACGCGCTCGACGTGACTTCGCTCGAGCGGCTCTTCCCACTCGCAGGACCGCCGCTGACCAACTGGGCGCTCCTCCCCCGCCCCTGGCCCCTCGTAGACGAGGCGAGGCCGGGGGCTTTGTTGTACCCGGAGGCGCGCGCATGGCATGGCAGACGAGCGCGCGCACCGACCGCAACAGCGCCCTGCCCGCTGACTGGAGCACGCGCCGCATCCGCGTCCTCCGACGCGACGGGTACAAGTGCCAGGCCCGCGACTCGACGGGCTCGAAGTGTGAGGCGCCGGCCAACCAGTGCGACCACATCAAGGCCGGCGACGACCACTCGCTCGAGAACCTGCAAGCCCTGTGCGTCTGGCACCACGGACGCAAGAGCAGCGCCGAAGGGGCAGCCGCACGACGGCCCGCGATCTCGCGTTACCGACGACCCGAAGCGCACCCCGGCGCCCTCTGAACCTGGGCAAAGTCTGGGAGTCGGCTCCACAGCTTGACTCCCACCCTGGGGCACCCCTCCCCCCTGCCCCCTCCCACCTCTACCGAAGCGGCATAGCGTCTTCGACTCGATGCGGGCATGACCCCTGTTTTTAGAACGCCGCACGCCCGAACACCCCATTTCAGGAGTCCCCATGACCGACGCCACCGCCTACCCCGAGCACTGGCCGGCCGTCGTCCGCGACGCCTATGAGTCCGTGATCGCGCAGCGGCCAGAACTCGCCGGCGCAGAGTTCGCCGCTCTTGAGACCGCGTGCGAACTCCTGGCCGCCGGTGAGGCGCACGCCGTGGTTGCGCGAGAGGCCGGCGGCGTCGCGACCGGGTCTACCGGACAGATCGTCGTTCATCCTTCGAGCATCGAGTCGCGTCTCAATCGCACAGCCGCGGCAGGGATCCTGGCGCGACTCGCGCTGCCCCCGACGAACGGCAAGCTCACCGCAAGTGAGCGAGGACGCCAGGGCGCCGCCGCTCGCTGGCAGGGCCGGACTTGAGGCCGCCCTCCAGCCAGCGGGCCGCCCCTCGATCGCTGACCCTGGAAGTCCGCCTCGACGACGCCGTCGAGTACTGGCAGCCCGCGACTCCGTCGGATGGATGGGCGCCCGCCGCCGCCTTCGACCGAGCGTGCAGCTTCGCCGCCCGGTCAGCGGGCCACGAGCGGCGACGCACCGGCGCCGCCTACCAAGCCCTCCTTGGCGCGGTGCCGGGCCTCAAGCGCGTCGAGGTGCGCGAGCGCCTCGCTGGCGTCGACCACTTCCGCGACCACTTCGAGCCCTGCGACGCCCTCGACGACCGGCCGGCGGTACTCGACGAGTTCCCCTTCTGAGCAGCCCGGCGGGCTGGGCACCCTCCTTCCCCGTAGCGCTTCGCTGCACATCACCGAGAGGACGACCATCACATGACCAAGACAGTGCACTTTCAGGGCGAGACCTTCACTTTCGACGCCGAGCCTGACTGGCAGGACCGCCTGCGGGAATCGCTCAAGCGCAATGACCCCGGCACCGTCCTGACCGACCTTCTTGGCGAGGAGCAGTTCGACCGCTTCTACGCGACCGCCACGAAGGCAAGCCCGCTCGCCTTCACGCTCCTCATGCTCGAGCTCGGCCTCTCGGCCCCCTTCGACCGCAGCTAGCGCCCGCTCCCACCATCACCCCAGCCCCATCGCCACATCGGCGGTGGGGCTTTGTCGTGCGCCCGAACGCCGGCGCCCCGTCTCACAGGAGACCCCATGACGTCCGTCGGCTACGCCAGCCTCCAGATCATTCCGTCCGCGAAAGACTTCGGCCGGCTCCTCAGCGGCGAAGTCGACGGCCCCCTCGGCTCCGGCGGCCAGGCGGCCGGCGCGAAGTTCGGTGCCACCTGGCGGGGCGCAGCGCTGCCCCTTCTAGCGGCCGGCGCCGTCGCCGCTGGCGTCGGGTTCGGAGTGAATTTCGCGGCGGGTGCCGTGCAGGCAGCCGGTCAGCTCGAGCAGTCGGTCGGAGCCATCGACACCGTCTTCAAGGACTCCGCCGGTCAGATGCACGACTGGGCCGGCCAGGCAGCGACCAACGTCGGGCTGACGGCGAACGAGTTCAACGAGCTCGGGACGCTCATCGGCACGCAGCTTCGCAACGGGGGCACGGCGATGGACGAACTCGCCCCGAAGACCAACGACCTGATCGGCCTCGGCGCGGATCTCTCCTCCATGTTCGGCGGAACGACGAAAGACGCGGTCTCCGCTCTCTCGTCGGCCCTGAAAGGAGAAAGGGATCCAATTGAGCAATTCGGCGTGTCACTGAACCAGGCGAGCATCGACGCCAAGGCCGCCGAGCTCGGCTTCTCGAAAGTCGGCGGGGCTCTCTCCAGCGAAGCCAGCCAGGCAGCCACGCTCGCACTGATCATGGATCAGACGGCCGACGCCCACGGCAACTTCGGGCGCGAGTCCGACACCCTCGCTCAGAAACAGCAGGTCCTCGCCGCCACGCTCTCGGATGCGAGCGCCCGCATTGGTGCCGAGCTCCTCCCCGCAGTCTCCGCCGGCGCCGGCATCCTCCTCGGCGTGCTCGGCCCAGCGATTGACGGCACCGTCAACGGGATTCACACCGCCGTAGGCGTGATCGGCACGCTCTGGGCGGCCTTCAACGGCAAGCCGCCCACGATGGACCTCGGCCCCCTGACGGAGCCGGTGACCACCTTCGGCGTCATCCTCCGCAACGTCTTCGACGCCGTGTCCGGCTTCCTCAGCACGTCCGGCACAGGAATCGCCAGCGCTTTCGGCGGCCTTGGCGGCTCCCTCGCCTCCCTCGCTCCGTTCCTCGCACCGCTTGGCGCCCTCATTGCCGGCATGGCGCTCAACTTCGCCCCGCTCGCGAGCATCGTCCCGACGATCACAAGCGCACTCGGCGGCCTCGCCGGCATCCTGCCCAAGCTCGGCGGCGGCTTCCTGACCGCGCTCGGCCCTGTCGGACTCGTGATCGGCCTCTTCGCAGCAGCCGCCGCGGCGTCGCCTGCGCTCCAGGGCGCGCTCATGTCCCTCGTGACCACGATCGCCGGCGCGCTGATGCCGATCTTCCAGGCCCTCGGGCCGATCATCGGGCTTCTCGCGAGCACGCTCGGCACGCTCCTCACGAGCGCCGTCACCGCCCTGACCCCGCTCCTCGTCGTCGTCGGCGACGCGCTGGCTCAGGTCGTGACGGCCGCCTCGCCGCTGATCGCCGCGATTGTCGGACTGCTCGTCCCGATCCTCGCGCTCATCACGCCGCTACTCGACCTCGTCAACGCCGTGATCCCGGTCGTCGTCGTCGCGCTCGGGCTCGTCGTCTCGGCGGTCGGGCCGCTGGTCGAGATTCTCCTCGGCGTTCTGATCCCCGTGATTCAAGCTCTCCTCCCCGTCGTGACGACGGTCTTCGGCGTGATCGTCGCCGTCATCACCGCGGCTATGCAGATCGTCCAGGGAATCATCGACGTCGTTACCGGCATCATCACCGGCAACTGGTCGATGGTCTGGGAAGGCATCCTCGGGATCCTCTCCGGCGTGTGGAACGTCATCGTGGCTCTCGTCACGGGCGCGATCAACATCGTCATGTCGATCATCGGCGCCGTCCTCGCCGCGATCTCCGGTATTTGGAATAACGCATGGACCGCCATCGGGTCCTTCGTCACCGATGCGTGGAACAACATCACGACCGCGATCAGCGCTGGAATCACAACCGCGCTCGAGTTCATCGGCGGACTCCCCGGGGCAGCCCTGGCCGCGCTCGGCGATCTTGGCGGCCTCTTCCTCGAGTCCGGCCAAGCCCTGATCCAGGGCTTCATCGACGGTATCTCCGGGATGATCGGCGCCGTCGGCGACGCGGTCGGCGGGGTCATGGACTTCGCCGCGAGCTTCTTCCCCAACTCGCCCGCGCAGCGCGGCCCGCTCTCCGGCTCCGGCTGGACGAAGATCCTCAACTCCGGAGGCGCGATCGGCGACGCCTTCGTCGGAGGCATCAACGACTCGGCCGCCGGGGTGGGCGACGCGGTTGCCGCCCTGACGACGCTCGCGTCGCCTACGGTGCGCCCGCTCGTCGAGCCGACCGCCGGCTTCTCCTCGCCGGCCGTCGACGGCGGAGGTCTCGCAGGCGGCGCAGCGCCCGCCGCGGATCGCCCGATCCTCGTTGACGGCTCAGTCGTCGCGTGGGTCCGCGAGCTCGCCAACGGCGAGTCGCACCTCGTCGTGAACGACTACGACGCGAAGAAGACCCTCGCAGCGAGCACCGGCGAGTGGCCCCTCGGCTTCTAGCCCCCCTGCTCGTCCGTGGCTGGAGGTGCATCGTCCAGTGGAACGGCCCCGAACCACTGCTGGATGAATTGGATGCCGGCTGCCGTGAGCGACACCGTTTCGAGGCCAGCGTCGAGGCGGTTCTCTGGCCGAATGTCGACCTGAGATCGAGGAAGTCCCGCATTGTTGAAGACGGCGCCGGGGAGCACGATGTCCAGCCCCCCGCCCGGGGAGCGGTACATCATCCCTACGTCGGCTTCGCGGGACACGAGCCCGTCGCGCTGCACGTTCTGGAGCAGCACGTCGAGCGAATCGCCTCCGGACAACCGCAACGACGAGTTTTCGCCCCGCAAGTGCAGAGCCTCGAGCACCCGACGCTCGTAGTCGCTGTACCGTGCGTTCAGAACCGACAGGTTCATCTTGTAGGCGCGGATCGACTTCCGGTCGATCTCCTTCGTCGTGTCATAGCGCCAGTGGCAGTTGTGACAGAGAACCAGCATGTTCGAGAAGTCATGAGCTCGAACGGTCTCCCAAGGGACGATGTGTGCCATCTCGAGGGCAACCGTGCTCCGGCAGGTCGGTATCGCGCAACGGTGCCCCGCCTCGAGGTAGAGCGAGCGTTTCAAGGCGGCTGGGACGTGGTCTCGATCGTCACTCACAGGCGTCACCCTACCGACCACAAGCGGGGCCGAACATCCCGGCGCCGCTCGCGACCCTAAGACACTCTGACAAAACGCCTGCGGTTTGTTGACGCGCCTAGGGCCCGTCCTGGACTCATCATCCGGGGCGGGCCCTTTCGGCGTTCAGGGGTCAGCGGGCGGACCGCGCGGCATCGAGTGCGCGCTCTCGCACCCACCGCGCAAACGGCACGCCGGCGCGTTTCGCCGCCTCCTCGATCTCGCGGTCCTCATCAGCTGTGAAGCGGAGGCGCCGCTCCCGCTCGCGGCGGTCTTCAACAGGGGGGCGCCCAAGGCGCGCAGCTTCGCTCATGGCGCCACATTAACGGTTGCAGGCCCCGACTTAATAGGGCACTATTTAGCGCATGACCTTCACCACTCGCACTCGCCGGAAGAGCACCGTCGCTCGCGCCGCAGACGCCCTCGTCCTCGAGATCACCGACCACCTGTCCACAGCCGACGTGATCCGCATCGAGCCCTGGCCCGGTCGCGAGGGCGAGCTACGCGCAATCAGCCTCGCCGACGGCTCCTTCTCGGCTTGGATCCCCGCCGGCGCCCGCGGCCTCGGTTGCGGCCTGGCGCGCGTCGAGCCCGACGGGACCGTCGTCGACTGGCTGCCCGCGGCGGCCTAGCTCGCGAGGACCAGCCTTGGCCGCAGCAAATCGACTTGCTCGCCTCTACGCGGTCCGGTTCTTGACGTGAAGCGGACTCGCTCCACCCGCACCTTCACGGCGACCTCGTCCGCTCCGAGCTTCGACAGCAGTGCAGCGTCGTGAGCAAACTCGCGATCGAGTGAGGTCCACGCACGCGAGCCACCCCCGACGCGAACGCGCGCAGTCGTCCGCTGCCACAGACGCGGATAACCGGACGACGGCAGACAGACGTATCGCAGATCGAATCGTGGGTCCCCCTCCGCGACGTCGTAGGCCACGAAAATTCCGTCCGTTCGACGGGCGAGCTCGCGCCGAACGATTTCACCCGGCCGGACGAGCCCGTCGACCTGGGCGATGACCTCCACGAGGTCAGCAGGCATTAGGACTAGCTGCGCCTGATTGTATTCAGCCACTTCAGTCCTCAACCGCTCGTACGTTCTCGGTGCCCCGCTCTCCGCCGGGCAGGTCCCGTGGATCGGGAGGGCCTCGGCCGGATGACGCCGTCTGTCGACCGCCGCACCGCTCGAGTGAGCGGCGGAGTCGATGGCCGGGGACCCGTTCGAGGATACCGGCTCGTTCCCCCGAGCGGGTCGGACTCCGATCGGCCGGACTCCGAGCGGGTCAGCCGTCGAGCGGGACGGTCTGGCCGATCAGGCAGGCGCCGGTGGCGATGGGCGCCGCGACGACGACGTGCACACCGTCGCTCTTCGGCCCGTACTGCCCGATGAGGCACGCGTCGGACATCTTGACGGAGACCTGGACCGAATCGGCCTCGAGACCGATCGAGGTCTCGTCGGCCGTCAGCTGCATCGACTCCTTCGCGAATCCGTTCGCGACGAGGGCGTCGACGACGCTGCGGCCGGGCGCGGACGGATCGGCGCCGACGACTCCGGTGACGACCTGCTCGAAGAACGGGCGGTTCTCCTCCGCGGTGCCCCCGGGCACGAGGGCGACCGGAGCGGAGGGAGCCTCGGAGGCGGTCGGTACGGCCGCGGCCGACGAGGAGACCGTCGGAGCAGGAGTGTCGGAGGCGGTGCAGCCCGCGAGCAGGAGCATCCCCAGGACGAGCGCACCCTGCGCGATGACGGAGGACGCCGCGGCCCGCGGCGGCACCTTGCTCCTCGGTGGCACGGGGCTCCTCTCGCCGGCAGCGGATCTCGAGCCGGACCCACCGCGCGCGGACGCTCGCGAAGGAGCTCTCAGAACGGGGTGTCCACCGATTCTAACGACGGCTCCGCGGCCGCACCGGGCGACACCGCACCCCAGTCGCCCGAGGTCTCCGCTCCGTCGGCGGACGGGGCGGTCTCGCTCCACGCGGGCGCGGCGCCGGGAGCTGCGGGGGCGGCGGACTTGCCGACCGTCCTGCTGTAGCTGGTCGTGCCCCAGGCGAGGTCGTGGCCGATCCCGTCGGCATTGACCGCGACGTCGGTGCCCGTCTTGCCTCCCGCCTCCCACGGACGCACGGTGAGGCGGCCGGTGACGATGACGCGGTCGCCGCGGGCCAGGGATGCGAGCGCGTTGCCGGCGAGTCCGTTGAAGGCGTTCACGGTGTACCAGTTGGTCGCGGCGTCGACCCAGCGCTGTGCGGCGCGGTCGTAGCGCCGCTGGGCGGAGGCCAGCCGGAAGGTCGTCATCGCAGTGCCGTTCGCTGTGTCGATGCTGCGCGGGTCGGTGCCGATGACTCCGATGACGGTCATGGTGTCGGTCATTGTCGTGTCCTCTCGTCGGTGATCGCGGGTGCGATCGAACGGCGCCCGATCGGAGGGGGCTGGTACCGACCGGGCGCCGCAGGGACAGTGTCACGACGAACGGCCCGCCTCCGTTCGGAGTGCGGGCCGTTCTGGGGAGGAGCCGATCGAGACGGCGCCTGGGGAGGAGCGCTAGGACGCCGTGATGTAGGACGAGTAGGACTTGCGGATCTTGTTCACCTTCGGCAGCGCCACGGCGAGGCAGTAGCCCTGGCCGGGGTTCTTCGTGAAGAAGTCCTGGTGGTAGTCCTCGGCCTCGAAGTACACGCCCAGCGGCGAGATCTCGGTGACGATCGGGCCGTCCCACCACTCGGCGGCGCGGTCGCGAGCCGTCTCGAACAGCTCCTTCTCCTCGTCGCTCGAGTAGTACATCGCCGAGCGGTACTGCGTGCCGACGTCGTTGCCCTGGCGGTTCAGCTGGCGCGGGTCGTGCAGGGTGAAGAAGACGTCGAGGATGACCGACTCGGGGATGACGTCGGGGTCGAAGGTCACGGCGACCGCCTCGGCGTGGCCGGTGCGGCCCGTGCAGACGGCCTCGTAGGACGGGTCCGGCGTGGATCCGCCGGTATAGCCGGAGACGACGTCGGTCACGCCGTCGAGGACGCGGTAGACGGCGTCGAGACACCAGAAGCATCCTCCGGCGAGTACGAATGTGCGCATTGCGTGTGGCTCACTTCCTGTCGCAGCGACGCAGCCGGGGCGCCGGTCGCGTCACTCGAGTCAACACCCTGTGACGCCCGCGCATTCCGCCGGGCGGAGGCCTGGAATAGAGTCCACAGGTGAGCTACGACGCCGCCCCCGACCGCTACGACCGCATGGACTACCGACGAGTGGGAAGGAGCGGGCTGAAGCTGCCCGCCCTCTCACTCGGACTGTGGCACAACTTCGGTTCCGACCGCCCCCTCGACACCCAGCGCGCGATCCTGCGCCGCGCCTTCGACCTCGGGATCACGCACTTCGATCTCGCGAACAACTACGGCCCTCCCTACGGCGCGGCCGAGACGGCGTTCGGGCGGATCTTCGCCGAGGACTTCCGCCCCTACCGCGACGAGATCGTGCTCTCCTCCAAGGCCGGCTACGACATGTGGCCCGGGCCCTACGGCGACGGAGGCTCGCGCAAGTACCTGCTCTCCTCGCTCGACCAGAGCCTCGAGCGCCTCGGAGTGGACTACGTCGACGTCTTCTACTCGCACCGCCCCGACCCGGCCACGCCGATCGAGGAGACGATGGGGGCGCTCGCCTCTGCCGTGCAGCAGGGCAAGGCGCTCTACGTCGGCATCTCGAACTACGACCCCGAGCAGACGCGGGCCGCGCAGAGCGCTCTCGCCGAGACCGGCGTGCCGCTGCTGATCCACCAGCCCCGCTACTCGATGTTCGACCGTCACGTCGAAGACGGCCTCTTCCCGGTCCTCGAGGAGATCGGTGCCGGCTGCATCGTCTTCTCGCCCCTCGCGCAGGGGCTGCTGACCGACCGCTACCTCGACGGCGCCATTCCGGAGGGGTCGCGCGCCGCGACCTCGCGCTTCCTCTCCTCCGAGCGCATCGACCAGGCCTACCTCGACCGCGTGCGCGGTCTCGCCGCGATCGCCCAGGCCCGCGGGCAGTCGGTGGCGCAGCTCGCCCTGGCCTGGGTGCTGCGCTCGCCCGCCGTCACCAGCGCGGTGATCGGCGCCTCGAGCATCGGCCAGCTGGAGCAGAACGTGGCGGCCCTGGACGCCGGCCCGCTCAGCGCAGAGGAGATCGAGGAGATCGAGGAGTTCGCCGTGCACGGCACCGGGCTCTGAGCCGCCCTCGGGGAATGTCGGTGGTCGCTCGTAGTCTGCGAAGGCACTCGGCCGCGGGGTGCGCCGAGCACTCGAGCAGGAGGTCCCGATGTCCCTGTCCACCTTGCACGCCACCCGCGTCCCGCCCACTCTCACGCGGGTGAACCCCCGCCTCTGGCGGGTCGCCGCGACCTCCGGTGCCGTCGTCGGCCACATCGAGCTGGTCGACGACCCCCGGGGGGAGCGGTTCCGCGCCCGGCTCCTCCGCGACGGCATGCCGTCCGGGGCCGAGATCGGCGAGTTCTGGAGCGTCGACGACGCGGCCGAGGTCTTCCGCGTCGCCTGAGGCTCCTGTTCGGCGGCCGCCGTGCCATTCCCCCGTGCTGCTGTCCCGTGCGGCTGCCCCCGCGCGCCGCGCCGATCGCCAGTCGGTCGGCGCGGCACACGGGCGGCGGCACGACGGCGGGCTAGCGTTCGCCTCATGCAGTGGTGGAACGAGTTCGTGACCTGGATCCAGACGACCGACGGGCACCGATCGGTGTTCCTCGCCGTCGTCATCCTGCTCGCCGTGGTGATCGGAGTGATCGTGACGGCCGCGGTCTTCCGCGGCTCGATCGCGCGCCTGATCCGGCAGCAGGAGCACGAGCGCAAGAACGCGGTGATCGCGACGCTCATCGATGCCGCGGTCGACGCCTCCGCCTGGAACGTCCTCACGCAGTCCGAGCGCATCCTCAGCGACCGCGCCGCCGCGCAGGCCGAGACGCACCTCCGCCTGCTCCCGATCAAGGGGTCCGGAGTCGCCGCGAACTGGGCGGCGCACGAGCTCGCCGATCTCAAGCACACCTCTTCGACCGGCGGCTACCAGACGCAGGCGAGCATCGGCGAGTTCCGCGACCGCCTCGTGCAGTGGCGCGACAAGCCGAGCCGCGCGCGCAAGGCCTTCCTCGCCGACCTCGAGCGCTGGCGCTTCTCCGAGACCTCTCGGCCCGAGACTCCCGCGGCCCCCGGATCCGAGCGGGCCCCCTCGTCCGAGACCGCTCCGACGACCCGCGTCGCGACCGAGCCCTCGACGGCGCAGCCCGCTCCCCCGGCAGCCCCGGTCGTCATCGGCGCCGGCACCGCCGAGTCGTCGGACACCTCCTACCAGCGGCCGTCGACTCCGACGATCGTGCTCCCGCCCGCGCCATCGGCGTCCTCACACGATGAAACGCGCCAGCTTCTCGACGACGTGGACCGCCTCGACGTGCCCTCGCGGGAGCGCCCGGTCGAGGAGCTGCCCCCGGTGGAGCAGCCGTCCCCGGCCTCGAACGACGAGACCCGCGAGGAGTCGCCCACGACCGCGCCCTCCGCTCGCAGCGCCGACTGACACGGCGCCGGCCGACGGAGGCCGATCGGACAACGAGAGAAGGCCCCTGCCGCAGATGCGGCGGGGGCCTTCTCCCTGGTGCGGATGGTGCAGGTTGTACGCCTCAGACGTGTGCATCACGTGCACGAGCGACTCGGCCGACCAGCACGGCGAGGGGCGCCGCGACGATCGTCCACGCAACGGCGATTCCACCGAGAATGGCGAGGAGCAGCATGGTCGTACCTCCGTTCCTTACGTCGTTGTAATTCCGGACACCTCCACAGTAGGTGCCTGGAACACACTCAAGACGCAGTTGCTCGGAAACACGCCGGTGTTGCCTCGATATTCGAGGTGTGTTAGGTGACTTTAAGCCGTGGGCGCGCGTCGCGCCCGCTCGTATCAGTGGGGTGCCCCCGGCAGGAATCGAACCTGCGGCCAAGAGATTACTTGGCCCCGGTCACGCCGCTCTTCGGATCAGAGAAGGCGGTCGCGTGATGGCGGCGCAAGAGATGGCGCTGACCGACTGGTCAGCCTGGAAGGCGAGTGGCTACCGTCGCGTCACCCACGTCGGGATCTTGGGCGACGGCCGAGCGCACGCGACGCTCCTGAGCGTCTCGAAGTCGGGCTTGCGAGTCCGCATCGCGGCGAACGGCACGATCGAACGCTGGCACCCGAGCGACGTCCGCCCCGGCTGGTTGTGACTACCCAGCGGTCAAGGTGCCTCCTCCCACACAGGTGGACGACATCAGGCGACACTCGACGATGCTCGCGCTGCGGGCACCTTGAGCATTCCGAGTACGACGCGCTCTTCAACGAGCTCGTCTGGCGTGCGGCGCCTGAGTAGACACACAGCTTCTTTCTGGTCTAGACAACACCTGTCGCTCTACGCCCACAAAGGGGCCGCCCCTGACGGGGGGTATCCGCCTAACGTCGGACATCCCGCACCTGGCGGGACGCCGACGACGATCCACTGGGGGATAACCGAATGCTCTCCACACCCGACCTCCTCGACCTCTGGTCCGCCGAGATGCGCGCGCAGCACTGCCGCGAACGCACCATCCGCGAGCGCCTCTACCTGATGCGCGCGCTCGAGCGGTTCTGCGAACGAGCACTGCTCGAGCTCACCCGGCACGACCTGATCCGCTTCCTCGGCCGCCGCGACCTCTCCGGTCGGACGAAACAGAATTACCGCTCGCACATCCACACCTTCTACACGTGGATGCAGGACGAGCAGCTGCGCCTCGACAACCCCGCCGCCCGACTCCCCCGCCCACGCGTCGAGAAGCGCGAACCCAACCCCGTCACTCGAGAGCAGCTGCAGCGCGTCCTCGACAGCGGCATCTACGGCGCGACCCGCATGAAGATCCTGCTCTACGCGTTCAACGGGCTCCGCGCCTCCGAGATCGCCGCGATCGCCGGCGACGCGATCGACTGGGAAGAGCGCCGCGTCTTCACCCGCGAAGGTAAGGGCCGGAAGGAGGTCTGGCGCCCGCTACACCCCCTCGTGTGGGAGGAAGCGCAGAAGTACCCCCGCGCCGGATGGTGGTTCCCCTCCCCCATCATCGAAGGCGTCCACGTCGGCGGGAAGTCCGTCTCCGCCACCCTCAGCGCCGCCTTCAAGCGCGCCGGCATCGAGCACACCGGACACCACCTCCGCGCGTTCTTCATCACGGAACTGCTCGAGGCCGGCGTCCACCCCGACGTCGCGCAGCACCTCGCCCGGCACTCCACCGGCGAGACACTCCGCGAGTACGCGCGACCCTCCGACCGCCGATCCCGCGAAGCCCTCGAGCTGCTGCCCTCCGTGGTCGTACCCATCACCGCCGCCCGCGGCCGGTACCGAGCGGGAGGGCTCGCAGAGGCCGCGTAGTACCCTGTCGAGGCGCCCCCGTAGCTCAGTGGATAGAGCAGCAGCCTTCTAATCTGACGGTCGCAGGTTCGAGTCCTGCCGGGGGCACCTCAGCCAGAACGGCCTCGATGCCACGCGAGGAACGCCTCCGCAGCGTCGCGCAGCGAGTCACCGCCGCCCACCACCCACTCGTCCCGCGTCACGCAGACGTAGGTCGGCAGGCCCTGGTACTCGACCAGGCGGATCCAGCCGAGCTCCTCGCGCTTGTCGCCCATCCTCCACTCGCGCGGACTGACCGAGCGAGAGACCATGCTCAGCGGAGTCCAGTGGTGTGACATGGCCCAATGATGAGGGGCACCGCTGACACGCCTCACTGCGCACCTCTGACGGTACGATCCACACGTGTCGGACATCCCCACTCCCCCAGCCCCCGCGAAGCGCCGACCCCCGATCGGATGCCTCGTCCTAGTAGGCGTCGTCGTGCTCGCCTTCGCCGGCTGCATCAAGGGCATCAGCGAGATCTCGAGCGAGTCCGACAGCGGCGACAACCAGTACGAGGCGATCGCTCAATGCGAGGCGCGGATCGAGCGTCTGCTGAAAGCGCCAGCCACTGCGGAATTCGATAGCTCCGCGACCGGCGGGGGCACGTGGAAAGTGACCGGTTCGGTAGATGCGGAGAACTCCTTCGGCGCGACGCTCCGATCGAACTATGCCTGCACTGTCGTGGTGAACGGCGACGGGAGGCTAACAACGACGGTCGACTCCTTCGACGGCTAAGCACACACGACGAAACGCCCCCTCGCCGCTCCCGAAGGAGGGCGAGGGGGCGTTTCGTGTGTCCGGGTCAGGGGGCTGCGGTGTAGGTGTCGGCGAGCAGGGTGCCGCCGGTGCCGAACTCGCGCGCGTAGATGGCCTGGTCGATCTTGTCGACCTGCTCCCACGTGCGGCCGGAGACGGTCAGATCCTCGACGACCAGGCGGTACAGGATCGTCGCGCCCTGCGCGCCACGGCGGCTGTTCTGCGCGTTGTAGTTGCGGGGGCCCATGTTCCACAGCGTGGCGTTCTGGGAGTCGTAGGCGACCGCACCGGTGAGCGCGGCGCTCGTGTTCTTCACCGCCGCGTCCGCGAGGACGGGCCCGAGGACGTTGGTGGTGACGCCCCGCTGCTTCCCGACGATCGCAGGCGGCGACGGCATGACCGGCACCGAGCCCATGCCGACGAGCTGACCGCTCGCCAGCTGCGTCACTCCCGCGTTGACGCTCATCAGCGCGGAGCCGTTGCCAGGCGTCCCAGGAGCGGTGAGCGCGAGGCGCGTGCGGAAGAAGTGGGCCGAGAAGTAGAACTCGTGCCCGCTCGTCCGCAGGTAGTTGTAGAGCGGTGCCTTCATGTTCAGGTCCATGCCGGCATTGCCGGTCGCGCTCACCGGGATACCGACGTGCAGGCCGCCCTTCGGCGTGATCTCCTGCAGAACGCCGAGGGATGCGCCGAGCGACCACACGCTCAGGTCCGCGTCCGATGGCGTCGCCCCGATGAGCGTTGCCGCCTGATCGCGGAAGCGGTTCGTGACGGTTCCGCCGTTCGCGGGAGGTGTCGAGCCGAAGCCGCCCGGGGTGACGAGGACGAGCGTGCCGGGAGACTCGAGCGCGTCGATCAGCGAGACGTACTCGAGCCCCTCCTCGTAGGGGTCCGGCCAGTCGCTGTCGGACTGAGTGATGATGGAGGCCATGCGTTAGCTCCTGCCCTTGATGTGGATGATGTTGAGCGCGCCGACGCCGACGCCGACGGGCGCGGCACCGGGGGCACCGGCGGACCAGAAGGCCCCCGGCGTGATCGGCGAGAGGTAGACCTTCTGGTCGAAGGTCCAGGCGCCGCCGGTCTGCGTCTGGCCGGGGAACAGCTTCGCCTCGCGGAGAACGCGCACCCGCTCGCCCGCGGCTGCAGCGTTGAGCGCGACTCCGACGAACTGGTCCGCGGTCGCGTCGGTCGGGGCGACCTTCACGACGTTGCGGGCGCCGTCGAACACGAGCGCCTGCCACTTCGCGATCGGGCCCGAGGCGGTCGCGACGAGCTCCTTGTCCGGCTGTGACGGGTAGTAGTCCGAGCCGGTGGTGTCCTCCCAGCCCATGACGTCGCAGCCGAGCAGCGTGATCGCGAACTCGACGTGGGGAGCCGACCCATCCGTCGCGCGCCAGGGCGTCGCCTCGTGCCGGATGTAGTGCCCGCCGATCTTGCAGTTGACGAGCTCGAGGCGGTCCGTGGTCTGCGACCCGAGAGACGCGACGAGCATCGAGAGCGCGCCGCCGGGCTCGAGGACGCACTCGGTGAGACGCGACACGGACGGCCGGTCGAGGAAGGGCCGGTTGGAGTGCACCGCGAAGGCGTGCCCCTTCGCCTGGAAGGTCGTCCGGGTGTGCTCCTGCACGAGGCCACGCGCGGTCCCGGATCCCCAGGCGGGCGGTGCCGTCCAGGAGCCGGGGACAGTGTTGCCCTCGTGAACGAAGCGGCAGTCGGTGGTCACCTGCCGGGTGTTGACGTTCGTCGCGTCCTGGTCGTGGTGCGCGGCATAGCGGCCGTTCTTCACCGACACCTCGAGGCCGACGAGCTCGATGTCGTGAATCGGCCAGATCGGCGACTCCGTGTTCGCCACCGCGACCGACACCGTGTCCGGGTTCTCCAAGCGGATGCGGGCGCCGTAGCGCACCGGCGAGATGAGCCGCACCCGCGTCGGCGGGATGCGCTCCCGCAGGCTGTAGACGCCCGGGGTGAGGAAGATGTCGTACCACCAGCCGTTCACCGCATCGGCCTCGATCGCCTGCAGCGTGGCCTCGAGTGTCTCCGGCGTCACGGTGATCTCGCGGCCGCGGGAGAACCACAGCGGGAGGAACCGCATCGCCCAGCGGCGCAGCACACCGGCGGTGATCTTGCCGCCGACCGTGAGAGCCTCGCTGCCTCGCCTGCGCTTGTCCATCGCGCCGGAGAGGCCGTCCTGCGGCACGAACACGTGCCCCGACTGCTTCGCGATCACCTTGCGCGAATGCGGCATCGGGCCGCCGGTGCGGCGGTCGACCGCGTTCCAAGCGAGAAATCCCCGCTTGCTGCGGATTCCCCAGGCGGCGTCCGTGACCGTGTCGTCCACCAGCAGAGCCACCCGATCGTCTCCTATGCCGCCCTGCAGGATGTCGCGGCCCGCGAGCCCCGTCGCGAGCGCCTGGTCGACGCCTTCCTGCACGATCGTGGGGTCCTCGGCCAGAGTCCTCACCACGACGAGACGGACCCGGCCGTCGACCGCGGCCTGCATCTGCGTGCCGTCGGCGAGGATCAGCATCGCGCCGGTCACATCGCCCATCACCGCGATCTGCCCGACCGGGATCATCGTTATCTCGTCCACTTGGCGACTCCGTCCTCGTAGTAGGTGGCGGTCAGAAGGTCGATGTACGCAGGGAACCGGTGCCCGGGGTACACGATGTTGGGGTTGCCGAGCCCCGGCACGATCACCGCGGGAGGAGCCGGCGCGAGGAGCAGATCACCGATGCGCCCTCCCGAGCGCGGCACCCGCAGCTTCCACGGGAGTCGCTCGTACGCCGACGCCTGCCCCGCGACGAGATAGGACACCTCGGGGGTGAACCACATCTCGGGCGAGACGGTCATCGTCGGGTAGAGCGCCGCCGAGAAGGCGCTGTCCGACGCGACCGTCGCATCGATCGGCTTCGCGGAGAGCAGCCGGCCCTTGTCGACCCCGGGGCCCGAGGGGACGAACCGGAGCCGCACGGCCTGGTCGGCCATGGGCGCGAGCGCGAAGTCGGTCAGGAAGCCCCAGACCTCGACCGTGCCCTCCACCTCGCCGTCGCCGGGTACCGTCAGCGCGTAGTTCGTCGACTGCCGCATGATGCCGGCCGCGTTCGTCGCCTCCGCTCGCACGCGGCGGTTGAAGGCAGTCGTGAGGCCGGTGAAGGTCCGCTCGGTGTCCTTCGTCTCGTCGCCGCTCGGGGCGTCGTCGATGTACCACTGCACGTCAAACGCGCCGCCGGCGGGGAGCCCCGCCGTCGCCTTGATCGAGGTCGGCGAGAGCACCTCCGCGGTGACGGTGAAGGCCGGGGGTGGGGTGTCCGTCGGCTTCAGCGGCGTCCGCTGCGTGATGATGTTCGACGCCTTGCGGCCCGCGGCCGCGGACCAGGCGACGACGTGCACGTTGTACTCCTCGCCCGGCGTCAGCCCGGAGAGGTCGAACGCAAGCACCGCCGGACTCACCTGCTTGACCAGGAAGGCGCCCGACATCACGTCGTAGCCCTCCGCGCCGGCCGATGCGGTCCACTCGATCCGCCCCGACGTCGGCTCGAGCGAGACGAGCGTGAGCACCGGCGCGGGGAGCTCGCCCACCGGGTTGCCCGAGCCGATCGTCACGTTCCGCACGTTCGACTCGGTGCGCAGCGTGCCGTCGGTCGCGACCACCTGGTAGCCGTAGGAGCTTCCGGTCTGCACCGCTGAGTCGCGGTAGGTCGTCACGGTGAGGCCCTGCGCGATGGTCCCGCCGGGCGTGCGCACGATGTCGTACTTGATCGCGGCGCCCTCGGGGTCCGTGCTCACGCCCCACTCGAGGGTGGCGGAGGTGGGCGTGACGACCGGCTGCGACAGCGCGAAGTCGGTGGGTGCCTTGTTCGACGGTGCCGCGATCGCGGCGTTGTCGTAGACCGCCTTGAGGTACTCGCGCGTCTGCTCGGGAGCCTGCGCGAGGAACCACGACTTCGGCATGTTCGCGAGGGTGGTGTCGACTCCCCACTGCGCACCCGAGGATGGCTGCTGCGAGGCCTGCGGGGCGGCGGAGAGCACAGAGTCCTTCTGCCAGAGGAAGTCGGACGAGCCGACCGTGCCGATGACGACGAGGCGCGTGGCGGTGCACCCGGAGGGCCCGCCGTTGATCGCGTTGGGGTTCACGCGGCCCTTGCCGTCCGGGGTGTAGCCGACCGCATCGAATGGCAGCGGGAAGACGGTGTTCGTCGACTGACCACCGACGACCAGGACGTCCTCGTAGTGGTAGCCGGTGAGCGCGCCGGTGGCCTGAATCGCGGCGTTCGTGGAGCCGTAGATGATCGACCGCTTCCACCGGAAGTTCGACATCACCGAGCTGCCCGACACCTGGCAGGAGTCGGTGTGCGACGGGTCGTCCTTCTGCGACTGCGTCTTAGGCGTCTCGTGGAACGCCGGCGCGACGTGGATGCCCTTGAGGAGGATCCCGGAGATGCTCGCGTTGGCGCCCGATCGGATCGCGGCGACGTCCATGTTGTTGTTGGCGTACTTCTTGAGCGTCGACTCCGGGATCGAGATGTTGCAGATCTCGACGCCGGAGACGGGCTTGTTGTCGCTCGACTGGATGCCGAAGTACCAGAGCTTCCCCATGTTGAAGATCGCGCCCTCGGTCGAGTCCGAGAGGAGCACGCCCTTGTTGACGCCGAAGGCGAAGGTCGTCGCGTTGAACTCGATGCCGCCGAGGGCGACACCGGGGATGCGGAGGCGCACCGACTTGGAGAAGGTGACCGAGCCCCACGGGTTCTTGTTGATCACGAGCGCGCGGCGCTTGCGGCCGGTGCGTCCGTAGTCGAGCCAGATCGTGGAGCCAGCTCCCGCACCGTCAGGCGCGGCGGTGCCGTCGAGGAGCCAGACGACGACCCCCGCATCCCACTCGGCGTCAGAGAAGCCTTCGAGCGCGGCCTTGATCGCGGCCGGCGTGAACGCGGCCTCCTTCTGGCGGGAGGCGGGGAAGGTGAGCGCCTCGGCGCGGGTGGGGGTGCGCTCGGGGTGAAGGTCGGTGGCGGGGCCGTACTTGGCTGGGGCGGGTCCGGGCATGTTGAAGCTCCTCAGAGGGCGTCAGGCGCCCGGCATCCGGGCATGCGAAAGCCCCCGCCGGAATCGACAGGGGCTGAGGGTGGAGCACGGGTGCGGTGAGGGTCAGCGGCGAGCGCCGAGGGTCGCCTGTTCCTTCTGAGCTCGGAGGACCTCGGCTGCCAGGGCGGACTCGGAGGTGCCTGGGGCGGCCGTGATGTTGACGGTCACCGGCTTGGCCTCGTGGCGGCCGTCTCGCTGGCCGTCCTCGCGGACCTTCGCGCCGATCTCGGTCGCGAGCGCGGACAGCGCGGCGTAGATGACGATGACGAGGTCCTGCGGGGTGAAGCCGAGGATGAGCGGCAGGATCAGGGTCGCGATCGCGGCGAGGATCGCGGCGCCGGTCTTGAGGCCGCCGGCCCATCGGCCGCGCAGGAGCGGCACGAGGTAGGTGGTGATGACGCCGGCGAGCAGTGCGAGGAGCTGGCCGGCTTCGGTCTGGTCGACGGTCTGGTCGTCGAGGGCCGCCTGCAGGGAGGCGACGAGCAGGATGAGGCCGGGCAGGAGCGCGGCGAGGTAGTTGCGGATCACGGGGTCTCCTTGATGGGTGTGGCTGTCCCGGTGGGCAGCGTGGGTGCGGGGATGGGCTCGAGGTCGGGCCACTTGGGGAGCTCGGCCGGGGGGAGGCCGTGGTCGATGAGGCGCCGGCGGAGGACAGAGGAGTACTCCTCGAGGCGCCGGCGGTTGCGGCCCTCGGCGTCGGCGCGCTGGTCGGCGGCTTCCGCGCGGTGGTACTCGCGGTCGCGCTGCGCGACGAGGTCGTTCTTCCGGTTCGCTTCCTTCGCGGAGACGCCGGTGCGGATGAGGGTGATGATCGAGACGAGCTCGCGGAAGAAGACGCCGATGCCGCCCGCTCCGAGAACCGCGACGACGAGGGCGACGACGTTCACGTTCTCCATGGGCTCCCCTACTCGAGCCGCGGCGCGACGTCCTGAGTTCGCCTCCGCAGCATCTCGGCGACCCTCGACTGGAAGTCCTTGTGCGTGGGGTCGGACGCGAAGATCTGCAGCTCGATGTACCGGCGGATGAGGACGAGCATCGCGACGAACACGAGCGTCGTCGCGACGGCCGCGGTGATCGAGTCGAACGCGGTCCGGCCGAGGATCACGAGGTAGATCAGGATCCCGAAGACGCCGGCGGGCGCTGCGGGCACTTCGAACACCCAGTAGCGGGTGAGACGCCCGAAGAAGCCGAGTGCGCCGCCGACGAGGAGGAGCGCAGACCAGACGGTGATGAGCCAGTCCCAGCCTGCGAGCTCGACGACGACCGACGTCGGCGTGAAGAAGAACGCGTAGACGCCGCCGGCGACGATCGCGAGGTAGATGATCATGTCGATGATCCGGATGAGCGCCTCGAGGCGCCGGCGCTTCTCGTCGGGGATCGGGTAGCGGTCCATGCCGCGGGCTCTAGACGGCCGTCGGCACGAGGACGGGCTGGTCGCCGGCCTTCGCTTCGGCGTCGATGCGCTCGAGCTCCTCGTCGCCGATCTCGTCGATCTGGCGGGCGAGCTCGGCGATCTGGGCTGCGTCGTAGGTGCGCGGGGATCCGCAGAGCATCCTCGCGAAGTTGTAGCGCAGCGTCGGGTACGCCTTGCGGTCCGCCCAGTTCTGGACGAAGCCGTCGGCGGCGAACAGGGCGATGGTGAGCTGCGCGTCGACGCCGGCGCCGAGGGTGTACCAGAACTGTCCGAAGACGCCGATCGACACTTCGCCGCGCTCGACGTCCTCGTAGACGCGGGCGACGCCCGGCCCGCGGCCCTCGCGGGCGATGATGTCGATCACGTTGCGGAGCAGCGCGCGAAGGTTGTCCTCGAGCGTGTTGAGGCGGTCTCCGATGTTGTCGTGGTCCTGCTTCATCGTGCGCAGCAGCGCTCGGTCTTCGTCCGTGAACATGTCGTCCTCCTCAATGGGCGCGGCGGGCGCCGCTGGGCGTGTCGGCTGCGTGGTCGCGGCCGCCGGGAAGTAGTCGGTGAAGCGGCGCCGCTGGCCGGTCGCGGTCAGGCAGTGGATGTGCAGGTGCACATCCCCGCCACGGTCGTGGCCTTTCGCGGAGGCACCCGAGAATCCGCAAGTCTCGCCCTCGGCGTAGTGCTTTGCCGCGCCGAAGGCGGACTGGTGCTGCAGCACGACAGCGACGACATCGCGGATGGGGACGTCGAGCATCAGGACCGAGCGACGCCCCGCGGATCCGACCTGGCCGCACTGGAACTCCGGGAACGGACGAGGCCGGCCCGAGGTGAAGAGCGAGCCGCTCGCGGGCGCCGGCAGCAGCGTGCCGTACGGGAGGGGGTAATCCTCGCCGCCCAGCGAGTAGGAGGCGTGGGCGGCCCACGTGCCGGTGATGCGCCAGCGCGCGAACGGGTTGTGGGGCACGAGGGCCTCCTCAAGATCAGGCCGCGATCGCGGCGCGGATGTACGGGCGCGGGTCCTCGACGCCGCCCTCCCAGGGCTTGATCGAGACGCGGGACGCGGTGAAGTGCACGTGCGTGCCGAAAGACAGGGATCCGGTGTCGCCGATCGGGCCGACCGAATCGCCCGCCGCGACGGTGGTGCCGACGGCGATGCCCTTCGCGTTGAGGTGCGAGTACCCGAAGTTCAGGCCGTCCCCGCGGTCGATCGTGACGACCCAGCCGAGCGCGTCGTCCCACTCCGAGAGAACGACGGTCCCGCCGGAGAGGGCGGGGACGGGGGTGCCGGTGTCCCATCCGTTGATGTCTTGGCCGCGGTGCGGGTTTGGTCGGTTCTCTTCGGCGCCGTACTCGTCGCCCCAGTGATCGAGCGCGTAGAACGTCTTCACCGACTGAGGCCCCGGGCCACCGGGGTCCCCGGGGTTGCCGCCGCCGCCAGAGAGTTGGACGAGGCGCCCGGAAGGCTCGATCCCGAGGGCTGCGCCAGTTCCTTGCGGCACATCCGAGACGTAGGCGTTGCCGTCGCGCAGCTCGAGGCCGGGGCCGGTCTTCTGCTTGATGCGCACGTTGCCGGCGTCCATGAGGACGAAAGAGCCGTCCTTGCCGCGGATCTCGATCGCGTCGTCGGTGCCGATGACGATGCGGGAGGCGCCGCGCTCGATGGTGACGGCGCCGTCCTCGATCTGGAAGCGTCCGCCGCCGCCCTCGACGAGAAGGCTGTTCTGGTTCAGCTGCACGGTGGACGCCCAAGCGCGCAGCTCGACGGGCACGCCGTAGGCGACGAGCTTGCCCTTGCCGTCCTCGAAGAGGACCCGCATGGAGTAGTTCGCGTCGCCCTCCTGGGAGACGATGACTTGGCCTCCGCCGAAGACGTGCATCGATCCGACGAGGTCGACCTTGCCGGTCAGCTCGGCGGGTCCGTCCCAGACCAGGGTGCCGTCACCTTCGAGGCGGCCGGTGATGTTGATGGTGCCGTAGACCTTCGCGGATCCGCCGCCGTCAGCGCCGGATTCGACGTCGCCGACGACGAGGCCCTCGGGCGAGCGGATGGTGAGGGCGCCGCGGTCGACGGATCCGTTGTTGAGGGGGTTCGCGAGCGCGAGGCGCTTCACGAGTCGCCAGAGCGCGGCGAGGCTCAGGTCCTCGGGGTTGTCGATTCCCATCTCATGCCACCTCCTGGGTCGTCAGGGCGAGTTCCTCGTCGAGGCCGCCGGCGATCGCGATGATGTAGAGCTCGCTCCAGCCGTCGTCGATGAAGACGTGGCCGAACCAGCCGAGGTGGATGCGGCCGCCGATGGTGAGGCGGCCCGGCGGTACGGGGAGCAAGGAGGCGAGCACGCTGAAGGTGCGCTGCTCGATGGGGTCGCGGTGCGTCTCGAGGTCCACTGCGGCCATCGCTTCGAGTTGCCCGCCGCTCTCGTCTGACTTGCCGAAGATGGTGCGGTCGAGGATGGGGGTCGTGAAGTTCTCGAAGGTGCCGGCGAAGCCGACCTTCATCGACTCGCCGGATCCGTTGCCGATCGCGAAGACGCCGGTGAGCTGCCCGGCTCCGTCGCTCTTCACGCGCAGCTTCCGCGCGATCGGGCTCGGCGACGTCGCGACGATGTCGACCGTCTCCCCGGCGATCAGCGGCGTGCCGATGAGGGCGAGGTGCTCGAGGCGGTGGTCGTCGTCCCAGCGGGGCCGGAACCAGATGTGGGTGCCGGCGTCTTCGAGGGACACGAGGGCGTCCTCGATCGTCTGGAAGGTGTCGTTCGGCCACGTCATCGACATGTCGCCGGCCGCGTCAGCCGGGCGAGCGACGCGGAGTCGCCACGGATGGTCGTCGGGAGCCCCGTCGTTCGTCGCCCGCTCGACGATCGCGCGCAGGGCGCCGGCGGGAGCGCGGTCAGCGAACTCGAGGGGTGATCCGACGTCGTAGCCGCGGTGGCCCCAGGTGAAGCGGCGGGAGAAGAGCGCGCGCAGCTCCACGTGGTTCAGGATGAGCCGGGCCGCGTCCTCGTCCCACTCCCACGCGATGAGCAGTCCGGCGTAGATCGGGTCCTCGTCGTTCCAGGACTGCACGAGCACGCGCGTCCAGGAGTGCGCGATGTCCTGCCACTGCGCCTTGCTCAGGCCGGGTAGCACCGGCCCGTGGAGGATGAAGCTGTGCGCGCCGCCGCCGGGTTGGCTGGCGGAGATGTTCCAGTTGCCGTCGGCCGGGATCACGCGGTAGAGGCGCTGCCCGGTCTGGAGGTCGCAGATCCACCAGTTCCACATGTGTGCTCCGATCAGCCGGCGAGGTGCGTGTCCGTGAGGGTCACCTTCAGGACCGCGAGGTTCGTCGCGGTGTGCTGGAACTGGACGCCGGGCGGGATCGCCCACGTGTCGGCTCGGCCGACGCCGCCCGCGACGAACTGGTCGTTGATGCGGAGACGGCCGTCGCGCATGTCGACCGACGCCTGCTCCCCGGCCGCGATCGGGCGAAGGATCTCGTACTGACGCCCCTCCGGGCCGTTGATCGTCGTCCCCGCGGGCAGCACCCCGAAGACGTCGATGACCGGCAACGCCGGGAACGAGCCGTAGTGGAAGGCGGGCTCGTTCTCATAGACGAACCGCTGGCCGTAGATGCGCGGGTCAGCGCACCGCAGCTGCAGCGTCCATCGTGCGAGCTCGTCGCCCGGCAGCATCTGGAAGCTCGAGAGCTGCCGGGTCGCGAGCGCGTGAGTCACCTCGCCATCGCGCTGCACCTCAACGCGACCGGAGCCGCCGTCAGCGAGGAGCGCGGCGAAGGCCCGCGCCTTGCGCCGCAGCTCCTGCGCGCTCGGCGCCTCAGCGAGCCCGCCCCACGTGAGAGTGCGCGCGCCCAGCCATCCCGGTGAATCGAACCCGCCGTGCGCGGCCGCGAAGAGAGTCTCGTCGCGGCGGAAGTCGACGGAGTCGTACCAGCCGAGGAACTTGTCCTGCTCGATCGAGAATCCGGTGTGTGCGTCTTCCGTGTGCAGAACAAAACCGTCCACGGTGATCTGGTCGCCGATCCGCTTCACAGCAGCCCCCGCAGTCTGATCGTCGTCCAGTCCGAGGCGGCCTGACCGATCTCGCGCTCGGACTGTCGCGGCTGCGGGTGGATGTGCTGGGTCACGTTCACGGAAGGACCCTCCCGGACGATGGCAGCGGATCCCGAGCCCCCGGCTCCCGCCCCGCGGACGTAGGCGCGGTCCTGCGAGGGGTAGGCGCGCGCCCAGGCGGAGGCGTCGTAGGGGTCTGCGGAGTGGCGGGTGGCGGTGCCGCCGTCGGCGAAGGCTCCCGCGAGGACGCCGCGCAGCTGCTCGATGCTCGCGCCGGCGTTCACCGCCTTGAGGAGGGAGCGGTTGCGGTCGGCCTGGCCCTTCTTGTTGCTGATGATCTCCTCTCCGACGGAGAGCGCGTAGACGCCGGCCGTGTCGGAGGAGGCCGTGCCCGGGCCGTAGATGGTTCCGCCGTCCGCCCGACCCTCTCGAGAGTCGGAGTAGGCCGCGCCGTTGGGTGAGATGTTCGGCGTGACGGAGATGTTGCCGAGCGCGAGGAGGCGTTCGCGCAGCGCCGCGACCTTCCCCTCGGCGGTCGACGTGTCGATGTTGAGCGACGGGTTCTCGGACTCGACGATCAGGCCGTACTCGGCGATGATCTCCTGAACAGTCGACGTGCCGTCCGCGAGCTTGCGGGCGATCTCGTTCGCCGTGGCCTGGCCGAGCTGCTCGCCGGCGGCCGCGACAACGGGCGCGGCGATCTCGAGCGCTCCGGTGAAGGCGGCGGCGCCGTCGGATGCGCCGGCGGCGAAGAGCTCCTCGAAGCGGGCGAGCTCTTCCTCGGAGGCGTCGACGAGCTCGGCGACCAGGGGGGCGCCGTCCGTGCCGAGCTTCGCGAGCTCGTCGAGCGTGCCCTTCGACACCCGGCCCGCGAGGGAGAGGATGTTCGCTTCCCAGTTGGTCTGCGCGTCGATCTGCTCCTGCAGGTCCGTGAGGTAGGCGTCCATGCTGAAGGAGACGCCGTCGTAGTAGTCCTCCCAGGAGTCGCCGGCGTCGTCGGTGGAGTCAGCAGTCGACTGTGCCCACTCCTGCTGCTTGGTGACGACCGAGTCCATGGCGCCGACGATCGAGAAGAAGCTCTGGTCGGCCTTGACCATTTCCTCGCGCCAGTCCTGCAGCGCCTTCTCGGCTTCCTCCGACAGCGCGGCGGCCTGCTGCATCCCCTCAGAGAGCTCTCCGCTGGTGGTCGCTGCGAGTTGCGCGGCGCTGTCGCGCGCGGCCTGCGCTGCGAGATCGCCCTTGCCGAGTGCCAGGTTGTAGAGCTCCTGGTCAGTGAGGGTCTTGCCCTGGCTGGCCGCGAGGTCGATCAGGGCGGCCTTGTAGTCGGGGAACGCCTCGAGGAGATCGCGCACGGCCTTCTCGTCGCCGCCGGCTGCGTCGGACAGCTCGGTGAACTTGCGGCTGGCCTGGGCGAGGTCGGTCTTCGCCATGTCGGCGAGGGAGCGGCCGTAGGCGGAGAACTTGGCGGCGTTGTCCTTGAACCCCGCGGACAGGTTGGTGACCCCCTGGGTGACGCCGTCGATCGCGGCGGCGACCCCCTGCCAGGGGCGGCCGGACGCGAAGAAGTTCCCGGAGTAGAGCTGGGTCAGGGTCTGGCGCAGTTCCTCGCTGCCGCCCTGCATGAGGTCGATCTGGTCGAGGAACTCGTCCGGACCGCCGACCCGGAAGGCGGCGTCGACCTCGGCGAGGGCTGCGGTGGTCAGCTGCGACTCGGTCGTCGACTGTGCAAGGCCAGTGGTCAGAGCGGCGAGCGCGACAGCGACGAGGCCGCCCTTGCCGACGGTCTTGGCGACGCCGCGGCCCGTGATGTCGAGCTCCTGCAGCGCGACCTTCGTCGCGGCGATCTTGGGGACGAGGGTGAGGAAGGCGCCGCCGGTGAGCGCGAGGCCTCCGACGAGCAGGCCGAGGCCGAGGGTGAGACCCTGGACGACGTCGGGCGCGTCGGCGAATCCGGAGACGAGGTCGGTGACGGTCTGGGTCAGGAACCGCAGGCCGTCGTTGGCGAAGGACCCGGTCTTGATGAGGGCGGTGTCGAAGGATCCGCCGAGCGCCTCGATGTCCCCGTTGAGGTTGTCGAGCTTCATCTCCGCGGTCTCGGCCGCGTAGCCGCTGTCGTTGGTCTTGTCGATCCAGTCCTGGATGCCGTCGGCGCCCTGGGCGTAGAGGACGTTCGCTGCGCGGACCGCGTCGTTGCCGAAGATCTGCGCGAGGGCGGCGTTGCGGTTCTCGTCGGTCAGGCCGCCGAGCTTCGTCTCGAGCTGCCCGGCGATCTCGGACATGCCGAGCATCTTGCCCTGGGCGTCGTAGACCGAGATCCCGTACTCGTCCATGATCCCGCGAGACTTCGCGGACGGGTTCTGCAGAGCGAGGATCGCGGTCTTGAGGGAGGTGCCGGCGTCGGAGCCGAGCAGACCAGCGGAGGCGAACGCGGCGAGGGCGCCGGTGGTCTCCTCGATCGAGAAGCCCGCCTGCGACGCGACGAGGCCGCCCTGGTTGAGGGCCTGCGAGAGGTCTTCGACCGAGCCCTGCGCCTTGCCGGCGCCGGCGGCGAGGAGGTCCGCGATGTGCGGGACCTCGGATCCTTCCTTGTTGAACTGGGTCATGGCGGTCGCGGCGATCGCGGCCGCGTCGGCGACGCCCAGCCCGCCGGCCGAGGCGAGGTCGAGCGAGCCTGCGAGGGCGCCGCCCATGACGTCGGCGGTGGAGACGCCGGCCTTGGACAGCTCGTCGACGGCGTTCGCTGCCTCGGTGGCGGAGAACACGGTCTCGGCGCCGGCGTCCAGGGCCGCCTCTCGAAGGAGACCCATGTTGTCGGCGGTCTCGTGGGTGGAGGCCTGCACCTCGGACATCGCCTGGTCGAACTCGGCGAACTTGGCGACGGACCCTCCGACGGCGGCGAGGACGGCGCCGCCGAAGACCAGGGAGGTCGAGCCGAGCTCCTGCATCGCGTCGCGCTGGCGGCCGAGCGACGCTTCTGCGTCCTTCGAGGAGTCGCGGGTGGCCTTCGCGGCCTTCTCGACGCCGTCGATGTAGCCGCTGACCTGAGCGAGGAGGCTGATCTTGGTGATGCGCTCGGGCATGTTCGCCTCCTCGTGAGGGTCAGGTCGGGCGGAGCCGTGGGGAGTAGATGACGCCTCGTCTGGTGTCCGCGTCGGGGTAGCGCCGACGGTCGGCGTCCTCTTCGCGGGCGATCGCTTCGTCGACGAAGTCGGTGATGCGGTCGACGGCGATCCGGCCCCGGGTCGCGGGGTCGGTGGCGACGCTCATCGGGATCCCGTGCGGGCCGCGGTCGGCGTCTTCCTCTCGCGAGGCGAGGAGGCTGGCTACTTGGCTGTCGTCCCACTCGGGTTCGCGGGAGATGACGAGTCGGCTGAGGCGTCCGTGCTCGTCTCGTTCGACGTCGACGACGTCTCGCGGTTCCCATCCGCCGAGTCGTCGAGGGGAGACTCCGAGCTCGCGAGCGAGTCGGCGGACTGCGCGAGCGTGAGGAGTCGCGCTTTTTTTGCGTCGAGGGTCGCCTTCTGCGGACCCCACTGGTTGGTGAGGAAGACCGCGTCGAGGATGCGGACCTTGTCGGGCGCGGAGACGATCGGCCACAGCCGGTCCCACATCTCGGGCGGGATGCGCTCCTCGGTGTCGTCGTCGACCAGGAAGCTGGAGACGCGGGCGACCGCAGCGCAGACCTCGGGGACGTTGAACTCGAAGGTCTTGTCCTTCGGGACGTCGGCTCGCGGGGAGGAGTCGTAGGTGCGGCGGGCCCAATCCTCGGGGTCGATCGCGCGGAACCGGAGGGTGACGAGCTGGTCCAGGAGGATGTCGGCGTCGACGTACCAGTTGGGGTCCTGGTCGGGGCGGGGCTTCTTGCTGGTGGTGTCGATGAGCTGGCTGAGGCCGGTGAGTCCGGTCATGGTGTTCCTCCCACGGAAGCGCCCTCGGAGGGTGGGCCTGGCGGGCGCTCCGTGGGCGCGGTTGTACGCCCGCCAGGGGTTGGAGTGATCCGAGGTCAGGCGACGACCGCGACGTCGGTCGCGACCTTGCCTCGGATGTTGAGGCGCTGGATGCGCTTGAGCTCGGTGTTGCGGGTGGGCATCACCTTGCGCTGGCGGCCGGCGCGGATCGGGAGAACGTCGACGAGCTGCTCGGCGACGATCTCGTCCTCGTTGGGGATCGCCCAGCGCTCGACGATGTCGCCGACGGCGCCGAACGGGAGCGCGAGGCGGAGGGTGTCGTTGTCGCGGTTGGTGTAGACGTACGAGATCTCGAGGGTGTGATCCTCGGGGCTGTCGTACTGGACGGTCTGGCCGAGGCCGAGGCGGTTGCTGGTGAGCGGGGCGTCGTTGTAGACGTGGTTGTACTCCCCGTCGCCGATGCCGTACGTGATCGCGATCACGGTGGCGGCGGTGAGCTCGGCGACGGTGGGGGCGCTGCGGTCAGCGAGCCCTCCGGGGACGAACAGGATGAGGACGTTGTCGTCGGAAAGGACGCCCTCGGGGATCTCGATATCTGCCATCAGGCATCTCCTTCGGTTGTGGTGCCCACGGACTTGGGCCGACGCCGCGATCGCGCGGGCCGGATGACGTACTTCGGCGGACGGGGCCGCGGCACGGGCGTCTCGTCGAGCACGACGTATGCGGAGGGGCGCGCACGGACGTCGGACGCGGGAGCGTCGAACTCGTGGCGGGGCCCGGTGGAGGAACGCACGCGGAAGAAGTCGGTCACGCGGTGCTCCTCTGGGAGATGAACATGAGGGTGATGTCGCAGTAGTAGAGCGGCGGAACGACCTCGAGGTCCGGGAGAACGCGGGAGACGCTCACGAGCTGCATCGGGCTGCATCGCCGTCCCTCTACGACGGGAGTCGCCTTGATGAGGCGGACGAGGAGTCGGTCGACGAGCTCGGCGCAGCCGAGCGCTGAGACGGAGACGGCGCGAAACTCCTGGTGGAAGGTCGCCTTGGAGTCGACTCGCTGCACCGAGGTGTTGCGCTCGTCATTGAGCTCCTCGGGCGGCGTGGGGTATGCGATGACGTACTGATCCCGCCGGAGCTTCCCGTCGCTTGTGACGAGCGCTGAGGGGTGGATGCGACCGACGAGGTCGGGGTCTTCCTCGACGAGGGCGACGCTGGCGGTGTAGTGCTCGGCGATCATCAGAGCCCCTTCTTCTTCATGCTCTCCTCGACGGCGAGCTCCATGCGGACGGGGAGCTCGGCGGAGGCGAAGGCGGCTGCGCGGTCGATGGATCCGCGCGCGCGGCCGCGGACGCCGCCGACGGCGTCCTCGAGGATGCCGAGGGAGGGCACCAGTCCGCCCTTGCCGGTGAGCCCGCCGTAGCGGAAGAGGTCGGGCCCGACTTCGCCCTCGTACACGCCTTGCCCGAAGGCGCCGTAGCTGCGGAGGGAGTAGTCGATGGTCGCGGCGTAGCGGCCGGCGATCTTCTTCGGGAAGGAGCGCTTGGCGTCGGCGTTCCAGAACTTCTTGGTCTCCATGAGCGTCTGCTGCATCGAGCGGCGCAGCTCGCGTCGGCTGATGTGCCCGGCTTCGGTGAGGTCCGCGGCGAGGCGGTACATCTCGGAGAAGTCGTAGCTGATGCCGTCGGTCACGAGGACTGTTCCGTGATCGGGAAGCGCAGCGCCGCGGTCTCGCCGCCCTGCGGTTGACCGCCGATGCGGAAGACGCGTCCCACAAGGCCCAAGTCAGCGACCGAGGCGGTGCATTCGAGGGCGAGACCCTCGTGCACGGTCATCGTGCCGATCGGCAGCTCGAGCACGCCGACGCGCTCGGACACGGTCTGGCTGGCGACGATGCGGTCGGAGACGGCGCTGCTGTTCCACTTCAGCTTCGCGGGACCTGCGTAGACGGGCGCGCCGATGGTGACGACGGTCTGCAGGTTCGCGCCCTGGGTCTCGGCGCGGGTCCCGATGGTGACGGTCTCCGTGAAGCGCTTCTGGGCGCGACGGCGCATCTTGGCGCGCTGGATCTCGGAGGCCATCAGGCGCCAGTGAGCGGGAGCGAGTAGACGCCGGATGCCGGGACCTCGACACGGGGTGCGAGGCGGTTGCGTTCGACGTCGGTGAGGTAGAGCTGGCCGCTGGAGAGGACCGCGTCGATGGTCTCCTGGTAGGTGTCCTCGCCCCAGGAGCGCAGGCCCTCGAAGTTGCGGACGACGCGGGCGACCATGTGGCCGATGGTGCGCTTGATGCTGTCCGGCTTCAGCCGAGCGGGTGCGTCTCCGGTCATGGCGAGGCGATGCTCGAGCGCGGGGATCTCGTCGTGCAGGATTCCCCAGGCGTCCTCGACGAGCTTCGTCGCGGCGCGGATCTCTTCGGGGAGGAGGGGCCGCTCGATGCGGTCCTTGACGTCTTCGATGTCAGCGGGGTTGTCCATGGGCAGCCCCTCCTCTCCTGCTACTTGATGACCTTCGTGGCGCCGGTGTCGATGTTCCGCTCGAGCTTCACGAGCTTCCCGTCGGGTCCGGTCTGCTCGTACTTCTCGATGCGCGCCTTGCCCTTGGGCTCGGCGGGCTTCTCGGGCGCGGGGATCGGCTGGACCGCGTTGACGGTGCCGACGGCGACCGCCTCGGGCCCGGGGGCGGGGGTGATCGAGGAGGCCTCCTCCGTGGGGTCGGTGGTGTCCGCGGGGCCGTCGCCGGGAGCGGTGACGGAGGGCGCGGTGTTGTCGGCGTCGAGCGTGGTCGAGGCGGGGGTCTCCGCCTCGGTGGTCTTGCTGCGGGAGGTGGTCATGCGAGGTGTCCTGTTCTCTCGAGAGAGGGCTGGGGAGGGAGTGGGGTGGTGGAGGGCCGGGTCAGTTCGCGAGCACGCCGCGCAGGCGCGCTGCTGCCTTGCCGCCGAAGACGGCGAGGCCGGTGTAGAACTCGATCCGGGTGCGGTAGGCGGGCTTCTCCTGCAGCTCTCCGATGTCGTAGACGTCGACACCACCGTTCGTGAGTCCGGTGACGGCCTGGTCGCCCTCGTCCTGGCCGAAGCGAACGGCGTAGATCGAGGAGGCGTTCGTGGCGGTGCCGGCGGTCTCGGTCCGCGGGAGGACATCGCCGCCGGTGGCGGTGGTGCCGGGGTCGAGCAGCGGGATCCCGTTGTAGGTGAGGACGCGCTTGCTCGTGAGCTCCTCGTTGAAGTACTCGGTGCCGCCGAGGCGCCGGCCGGAGGACTTGATCTTCGCGATGACGCTCTTGTTCGCGTAGAGGACGTCCACGTCGCCGTTGACCTGCGCGATGAGCGCGTCGAGGGCGTCGAAGAAGTCGTGGCCGGCGGTGACCGGGCCGAGGCCGTTGGTGGCGGCGTCGATGACCTGGTTGCCGATGAGGCGCTTCTTGAGGCCGTCGAAGCCCTTGGGGTCGACTGTGACGTCGCCGTTGAAGAAGGTGTCCTGGAACTTGTAGGACGCGGCCTTCACCTTCATCGCGGTCTGCGTGGCGCGCTGGTCGTTCAGGTTGCCGCGGGTCTTCACGATGAACCGGTCGACGTCGGCGTCGCCACCGAGGATGACCAGCGACTCGGAGCGCTGGTTCACGGTGCCGGTCGACTCGACGTAGGCCTCGTTCACCGAACGGAAGGCGACGCCGGGGAGGGTGGCCTCCTCGTTGTAGGCGTAGGCGTTGCCCTCGATCGGCATGAAGGGGATGCGGTCGAGGATCGACGAGGTCTGCACGAACGTCTCGATGACGCCGCGCTGGAGGTCCGTCTCGGAGAGGAGAGCGGCCTGAGGGAGAGTCACAGCCATGAGCTGTAGTCCTTTCTGGGGTTGGGAGCTCCGGCGCGACGTGCGTGGAGCGGGTCTACTTCTTGGAGGTGCTCTCGTACGCCTGGCGCAGGCGAGGCAGGCCGGCGCCGACCTCCCGCTTGGCGGGTCCGCTACCCGCGCCACCGATACCGACCTGACGGAAGTCGACGGTCGCCGTGGGGTCCTTGAGCAGGTAGGGGCGGTCAGTGGCGAGAGTGGTGAGGAGCTTCTTGACCGCGTCCGAGTCGACGATGTCGCCGTCGGCGACGTCGATCTTCTCGAGGTCGGCGGTGGGGAGCAGCGCGAGCGCGTCGAGCGGGTTGTTGAAGCCGAGCTCGGCGGCCTGGGTGCGAACCTCGGCGGTGCGGAGGCGGCCGTGCAGGCGCGCGTCGGCGGCGCGTTGCGCGTCGCGTTCGGCGGTCTTGCGGATGGTCTCCTCGTCGGGCTGCTTGCCGGCGTTCTTCTCGGCGACGAGCGCCTTGATCTCGTCCGGCGTGAGTCCGAGGTCGGCGTAGGCGCGCAGCTCGGCCTTCTTGCCGCGGAGCTCGTTCTTGGTGCGTTCGTAGGCCTGGACGCCAGCGGGGCCGAGCTGCTCGTCCCCGGTGCCGTCTCCGCTGCCTGCGCCGGCGCCGTCTCCGGTGCCGCTCCCGGCCCCGTCGCCGCCGGCGCCGGCGCCGTCGCCGCCGTCGGTAATGAACCGGAGGCGGGGGTGGCGGTGGAGAGGGGGGCCAGCGATGAGACCGAAGGGGTCGAGGTGGTGCGGGAGGCGGGTGAAGGGGCTGGTGGTCATGGTCACGGGTATCTCCTTGCGAGACGGTGAGGGGCACCTTGCGTGCCGTGGGGTTACTGCAGGCCGAGGAGGCGCGCGAGCGCCTTCACGGAGTCGGGGGTCCCTGGTCGGGAGAGCTTGTCGATCTCGCGCTCGTATTCGCGGGTCGCGAAGGCGCGGAGGGTGGGGGTGAGCTCGCTGGTGCCGTACGGGTTGCGGTTCTCGCGGACGGCGCGCATGCCGAGGACGGCGGAGTGCAGGCGTCGCTCGGCGGCGGTCTGCGTGGCGGGTTCGAGGAGGTCTCGCTTGCCGGTGGCGACGGCCTTCTTGTAGGCGAGGGTCGCGCCCTTGCGTGCGCCGCCGCGGCCGAGCTGGCCGGCGTAGCCGTAGCCGCTGTTGCCCTTGAGGTTGCCGCCGGCGGTCTGCTCGCCGGTGATGAAGCCGTTGTCGCCCATGAGCGCGATCGCTTCGTCGCGGGTGCGGGCGCTGCGGTAGATGTCGTCGATGGTCATCTTCGACGGGCTGTCCCATCGACGTGACTGCCATCCGCGGTTCCGGCCGGGGGTGTTCTTGAGCGCGTCGTCGGCGAGGCCGCGGCTGCGGGTGTTGACGATGCGGTAGATGTCGCCTCCGTCGCGCAGCGCCTGCGCGTCCTGCTTGCCGAAGAGGCGGTCCTGGTCGCGGGTGTCGAGTCCGTGGAAGTAGGCGTAGGGGTCGGTGCGGAGGTCGCCTGAGACGTTCTCGCGCGAGGGGACGTGGCGGCAGTCGCAGCTCGGATGCGCCTGGAAGCCTTCGTTCCAGCGAAAGTACTTGCCGGCGAGGGTGATGCAGAACTTGCACGAGGGTGGGTTGAGCATGCGGACGTAGCCGAGCTCGGGGCGGACTGTGATGCCGGCGGCGACCGCGCCCCGGTTGGCGGCGGTGATGGCGTCGTGGGTGACGTCGTTGAGGTAGTCGCGGGCGGTGAGCAGGGCGCCGGCGACGTCGAAGCCCTGCTTGATCTTCGCCTTGGTCGTCCAGACGGCGCCGTGCAGCGCGGTCTCGATCGGCCGGCCGTCGCGCATGCCTCCGGAGAAGCGGCGGCCGTTGACGGGCGCGAGCGGCGGGACGCTCTGGTCGAGCTGCTCGAGCACGGCGGGGACGTAGGCGAGGCCGGTGGCGGCGGCCGCGTCCTGCGCGGCGAGCAGGGCGAGGAACATCTCGGGGCCGATGCGTGACCAGGAGTAGTCGAGGTCGTCGGTCATCGTCGCCCAGAGGCTGTCGAGCTCACGCGTTGCCCGCGCCGTCACCTCCTGCTGTCGCTGGTAGTGCGCGATCGCCGCCGGTGGGAGCGCCATCGGTGACCTCCCCTGGGGTGCCGGCCGCGCCGGTGGTGTCGGTGAAGTCGCGGGTGATCATCGCCATGCGGTTCGCGAACACCTCGTCCTCGGCGAGGTCGATCCAGCGGTCGACCTTCGTCTTGGTCGCGCCGGGGATCATCTCCCAGGCGGCGCGCTTGGGGAAGTCGACGGAGATGAGCTTCGTGATCGCGTCGACGATCTGGGCGAAGGAGCGCGCCTCGGCGTCGGCCCAGAGCGATTCGGAGTCGGGGAGGAACTCCTGGGTCTCGCCCATCGCATACCAGGCGAGCTCGGCGAGGGATTCGTTGCCTTCGCCGGCGGCCAGCTGCAGGCCCTTCACGAGGGAGGCGAGCGTGGACTCCGCGCCGGTGAGCGCGTCGCCGGAGAGGTTCGCCATCTTCGAGAGCTGGTACTGCGGCGGGATCTGCCCGATCGCGAAGAAGTTGGACAGGAACTCGCTGTAGACGGCGACGTAGTTCTCGAGGTCGGACTCCTGGAGGTCGAACACTTTCGTCTGCCCGCCGGGGAAGGCGAGCATTCGGTCGACGGAGGCGCGGCCCGGGGTGTTGAGGATCGGGATGGCGTTCCCGTTCGCGTCGACCTTGGGGGTGCCGTCGGCGTTCTTCTGGTAGAGGAAGTTGCCGTCCTTGTCGGTGGCGCGCGGGTCGAAGCCGGTGACGATCTTCTGCCGGTGAGCGGAGAACTGCATGGCGAGGAGCGTGTTGAACCGGATGGTGTTCATCGCGTCTTGCTGCGGGATGAGCTGGTCGATCGCGGACCACGGCTGGCCCTTCGAGTCGGGCTTGTAGTCGTAGAGCGCGAACGGCACGGCCTTCATCGGATGCGAGACGTGCAGGGTGACCTGCCACTCGTTGCCGCCGCCGCGGCCGCCCTTCTCGAAGCGGATGACGTGGGTGTCGTCGTAGACGATGCCGACCGTCTTCTGCGTGCGCGCGCCGCCAGGGAGGATGAGTGCGTTGGATGCCTCGGAGAACTCCTCGATCTGGAAGAGCTTGACGACGTAGAGCGGGGTGAACGGGTCGTCTGGGTCCATCTCGACGTGCAGCAGGTCGTACGCCTCGGGTCGGACGATCGGGCGAGCCTTGTTCTTCGCGTTCGGCCAGCAGGAGGCGACGCCACGGCCGTGCATCATCATCGACTGGTAGATGAGCGACTGGCGGGTGTCCATTTTGTTCGCCTGCCACGCGCCGACCCAGATCTTCTTGTCGGCCTCCTCCCCGAGGTTGGTGCGGAAGGAGTCGAGGCGCAGTCGCTGGATGGGCGCGTTGACGGCGATGTCCATCCAGTTGGCGACCGACTGGGACCGCAGCTCTTGGTACTCCTCGGTGATGCCGGGGGGTGCGTAGGGCAGCTTCTGCTCGCCGCGGACGTACTCCTCGCGCGTCTTCACCGCGGGGGCCTTGGCCGTGATCTTCTGCTCACCGTTGATGAGGCGCTGGCGGGCGAGCCGCTCGCGCGCGAGCTCGGTTGGTTCCACGGGTGCCTCCTAGTTGAAGCCGTACATCACGGTCGAGATCTTCTCTTCCGCGGTCGTGCTGCCGGCGGCGATCGCGTCCATCGCGGCTTCGTGCGCGAGGACGCCGGACTGGGCGAGGTCGATCTTCTGGTGCTCGGTCGGCTTGCCGAGGATGTACCTCTGCATGCCGGTGATTTTGTCGAGGCCGCGGGAGCGGACGATGGCGTTCGCGAGGTGCACGGCCATGTCGGTGTCGCCGTCGTGGGTGACGTCCGACTCCGGGTTGTAGAAGTCGGTGCGGAATCGCTCGAGCGCTTCGTGCATCGGGATCGGCCGCTCGGTGCGCCACTTGATGAAGACCTCGGCGCCGTGCTGGGAAGCCCAGTGGTCGATCTCGGTCTCCCAGTAGCGGACGTCGCAGTAGGCGCGGACGATCTGGTAGCGGCTCGCGAGCTCGTCGACGGCGGCGTTCACCTCGGCGCGTGGGATGCGGCCGCCCCAGTCCTCTGGTCGCCAGTAGGTGCGGTGCTGGGCGGCGCCGTAGGTGGGGGTGAACTGGTAGCCGTCGAGGGTCTCGAGGCGGATGCCGGAGTGGTCGTTGTTTTCGGATCCGTCGAAGCCGAGGCACACGCGGGTGCGAGGTGCGACGATCGCGGGCGCCTTCTTCGCCTCCCAGCGGGCCATGTCGAACCAGGCGCCGGAGCCCGCGACGATGCGGTTGCCGAAGAAGCGCTCCGCCTGGGCGGGGTCCTTCTCGAGCAGCTCGGCAGCCTCCGCCTCGATGGAGTCGAGGTTCACCCACGGCGAGCCGTCGTAGACGATCGCGTGGATCCGGCGACGCTCGCGCGCGTTGCGGTAGGAGAGGTTCGCCGGCGGCTTCCGCCAGAACTTGAAGATGTCCGTCGAGGCCGACTCGTGCGTGCGCTGTGCAACCGAGTTCTCGGCGGGGTCCCACGTGTTCGTGGTCTCCATCGTGCGTCCGCCCATGCCGGCGGCGCCGCGTCGCTGCGTCTCGTAGACGTCGACCATCTTGTTCGAGGTCGTCGCCTTGCCGCTCTCGTCCTGCATCGCGAACGTGATCGGGTTGCCAAGGCGGGACAGAGCCGAGGAGGTGACCTTGTCGATGCGGTCGAGCTCGTCGTCGCCCGTGGCGCCGGCGACGCGGATGAAGTTCTGCCGGACGAAGAGCAGGTCCGACAGCGGCCCCATCTTGATCATCGCGACGAGGGGCGCGTAGGTGTTCCGCACCTGGTCCTCGGAGATCGCGGTGAGCTGGATAAGCGGCGAGGGGTGGCGGATGCCCATCGGCTCGCCTTCGTTGTAGGCGTACTCCCATCCGCATCCGCAGCCCCAGTCGGAGCACGAGTAGCCGTCGTCCTTGCCGGCCCAGCCTCCGAAGAGGGACGGGCCGACGCCTTCGATCGCGACGACGCCGGCGGCCCAGGGGCCCTTGCCGATCTTCTGGGGTCCGACGATCTGCGAGCGGCGGTAGACGAACGCTTGGTTGAGGAGCGGGTTCTCGGGGATCCACTGAGCGTCCGGGCGGACGCGGTAGTGGTTCGCGAGGGCCCAGAACTGCCAGTCGGCCTGCACGAAGCGGCGGCCGCGGGCGAAGCCGTTGGGCACGCGGGCGTGCTGGGCGAGCCAGGCGTCCTGGATGTCGCCGAGGGTCGGGAAGTCGACGACCATCGCCTGGTCATCGCTCACGCGGTCACCGCGCGGAGGCGCCGCTCGCCGGGCTGCTCACGGGGCAGCTGCGGCTCGGGCGCCGCGTCGGCGCCGTCCTCGTCCTCGCCGCGCTTTCCGGCGAGCTCGTCGGTGGCGATGCGCCAGCCGTTCTCCTTCATGCCGGCCGGGGTGATGCCGAGCTGGTCGGCGAGGCGGTGGACCTGGCCGAGGGTCGCGGCGGGGGCGTCCATCGCTTCGGAGCGGACGAGCCAGCGGCAGTAGTGGCCGATGGTGTGCATCCTCCAGCGCTCGATGTCCCACATCGCGGCCTGCGGTGTCCGCCACAGCTCGCGCCACACTTTCTTCTCTCGATCGGTCGGATCTGGCAGCGGGAACGTCGGCACGCGCCCCTTGAAGCCGTTCCTCGGGAGGAGCTTGAAGGTGAGCGCCCGCTGCTCGGAGCGGGCTGAGTTCGGGTCGGCTTGGGGACCGGATCGGTTGCGGGATCCTCCACGTGACATGGCCTTTTCTCCTCCGCGGCGTTGCGCCGCATCAGACCGGGCCGAGCGTTGCGCTCGGCTCGTTCGGCACGCTGCAGGACCGACCCAGCGTTGCGCTGAGGGGTCCCGCCGCGATGTTTGAACCCTCCACGAGGTAGAGAGCCATCCCCGGCGGTCCGTCCGGCGACCCCGCCCAGGGGGTCCCCCCCACCCCCTCGCGGCCGAAGCTGAGAGGAGTCTGGGAGACCTTCGAGGTCGAGGTCGCTGGCGGCAGGGCGCCGATCCGCGCGCTACTGGGGCGGGCTGGGCGGTGCCGGCGGGCTCAGATGACGGCGTTAAAGCCGCCCGGCTGAGCCTCCGCAGTGGAGCTGTCGTGGCAGCCCTTGCACAGGCCGCGGCCGCGCTGCGGGTCGTCAGGATCGAGGCCGCGGTCGAGGAGCTCACGTCGCGACAGCGGGTGATGGTCGGCCACGGTGGAGAGGGCAGCGCCGCAGAGGACGCAGATGGGGTCGCGCCGGAGCACGGCTCGGCGGAAGCCGACGCGGTGCTCGGTGCTGGTGTAGCCGCGCTGCTGCGCGGTGCCTCGCCGGCGGTCGGCCTCGCGTCGATGCGTTGCGCACCGTGAGCCTTCGCCGTCGGGGTAGATGGTGGGGCATCCGCTCACGGAGCAGACGCGCATCAGTCGTCGTCGTCCTCGAAGGCGTCGGTGGCGATCCTGCCTGCTGCCCAGTCGGCGAGCGAGACGTGCATGTTCGGCGAGGAGTCGGAGGTGATGTACTCGTTGTGGAAGCCGACGACTGTGCCGCCGTCAGCGGGGCCGACATCGACGAGGTTCGAGATCTCGTAGCTGACGACCCATGCAGTGATGACCGCATTGGCTCGCTCGGGCTTCTCGGCCGCGTCGGTGGTCTCGCGGTGGTGGGCGAGGATCGCGTCCTCGATCGCCTGCAAGGTCTGTGCGCTCACGGGATGCTCCTCCGAAGATGGCGAGGCGAGCACCGCGGCGCGATGGTGCGCGCTCACGCGATGCTCGCCTCGAGGCGGCGCTTCGTCGGCGCCGGCGTCCCGGCTCTCACCCTCATAGCGGAGCCGGGAACGACGAAGGCCCCGCATCTCTGCGAGGCCTTCAAGTCTGCGTCTAGGGCGCCGAACACCCCGAACCTAGTGATTTGAATCGTCATGCATGTAGAGCGCGTTGTCAAGCGCTCACGGGAAGTCTCCTGTCGCTCGCTCGCGGCCGAGGCTCGCCTGTCCCCTCACTTTCGTCCTGCTGCTCCCGTTCGCGCTTCCTGCGGGCGTGCGTGGCTCGGATGTCGCTGAGTGCGAAGAAGGCCGGGCGTCCGCCTGTCTTCTTCCACCCGTCGGCTCGGGCGACCCGCTCGGTCTGACGCACCGACAAGCCAAGACCGGCGGCCGCGGCGTCAATGCGGATCCAGCGCTCGGGCTCGGTCATCGATCACCGCCATGGCACGGGCACTGGCAGTCGGTCTCCGCGTCCTTGACGTTGTCCCAGGCGTCGAGACGGCAGTTGGTGTGCTTCCCGTCTCGACACTCGGGGTTCAGGATCGGCTCGTCTACGGCGAGCGCCGTCTGGGTCTGGGGTTCGGGTTCGGGGTTCAGGTCGGCGAGGGCGGTGGTGAGCCGCTGCTCTGCATCCGCGCAGCGGTCGTAGGCGCGTTCGTAGGCGCGGGCGGCTTCGCTGGCGTTGTCGATGGTGGAGGTGCCGACGGCGAGGAACGCTGTGCTGGCGGTGGCTCGCTCGTGGGCGAGTTCGGTGCGGAGGCGGGTGATGTGCTCGGGTTCAGTCACGGGTGGCCTCCTCGGGGGTGGGCGCCGATGTCCACGGCAGCATCAGCCCGTCCCCTTCGCGGCGCGGGATGTAGTGGAGGTGCAGATGCTCGATCGTCTGGGAGGCCTCCGCGCCCGCGTTGAGGATGAGGTTGTACGGCTCGGTGATCCGGTTCACGTGCCGCCAGTTCGTCAGCAGCGGCAGCACGTCCTTGACGCCTGCCGGGTACATCTCCTGACCGGGCTTCCAATCCCGAATCCGCTCGAACGGATCAGAGAGCGGCGAGTGGTGCGTCCTCGTCACGAACAGGCGGTGCCCTGGCGTGACCGGGTTCAGCGGCTCGAATGACACCGCATTCAGCCATGACAGGTCGTAGTCCTCACGGCTGATCCGCTCGCAGAAGGGGCAGCCCGCGCGTCCGATCACGACTGATCTCCGGTCTCGCGGGTGGGCGCGACGGGCTCGGGCGATGCCTTCGTGAATCCGGCCCGGAACGCCTGCCAGTGAGTGCCCAACTCTCCAGGCTGGTCCCTGTACGTCTTCCACGCGGCCCAGACTCGCTCCTTCCACTCCTCCGCCGTCTCTACGGTGCCCAACGGCGGAGCGGCGGCGATCCTGCGAGCGTCAGCGTCGATCCGATCCGCGTCCGCCCCGTGGAACTCGAGCATCTCCAGGGCCTCCTCGTAGGAGAACCAGTCCTCCGCCGTCTCTACAGCCTTGAGGGTGCGGAGAGCGTCGGAGGCGGCTTGGTGGGCTTTGGCGAGGTCCTGGTCGAAGCTGTGTCCGTGTCTGCCCGTCTGCCATCTCTCCGCGATGCGGCCTCCCTGTGCTTGGTACCAGCGGAGGATGGCGGCTGCGACGTCCTTCGGGGCGCCGGGCATGTCGAAGGCGCCGTCCGGGGTCCAGGAGAGCAGCCTCTCGCCGGTCGGGCTCATGACGTGGATGGTGGCCGGCGAGATCTCGAGGGGGATGAGCGGGCCGGTGATCTCGTCGAGGGTCTGCTCGCGCGCGGGGGCGGGGTCCTCGTTGAAGGCTGAGGGGACGTCGGCGCGGAAGCGGATGGCGGTGAGGCCGATGACCTCGGCGACGTCGGCGGTGCGGACGCGGCCGCTGCGGATGAGGTCGATCGCAGCCGCTGCTCCGCCGTCGCAGATGCCCTTGTCGGAAAGTCCGCACTTGCGGAGTTCGTCGATGATCTGCTCGAGAGTCTCGCCCTTGAGCTCGCTGATCTCCGTGTCGCGGGGAAAGGCGTTCGGGACGACGGCGGGCGTCTCCATCTTGATGATCGTCTGCTCGAGCTCCTTCTCGTGGTGCGCGAGGACGTCGAGTGCGCTGGTGCGATCGGGCTGAGTCTTGGCGCGGCGGACGGCCATGTGGGCGTGCTCGAGGACCACGATCTGGGCTCGGAGGGTGGATGCTTCTTCGGGGGTAAGCATGGGGTCCTATCGGGTCTCGGCGGGAGCAGTGGTGGCGGGTCTGGTGGCGAAGTCGCCGGTGACGACGTGGTAGTTGGCGACGCGCATGATCCGGCTGTCGCCGTCGTAGCGGTCGTGGTCGGCGACGACGATGAGCTCGACGTCGGGCTTGCCGTAGCTCTGCTCCCAGCGCGAGCCCTCGTGGCGGACGAGGGCGACGATCGTGCCGGATCCGTAGCGGTAGGCGTCGGTGTACTGGTGGTTGCCGAGACGGACGACGACGCCGACGGCGAGGTCACCGTGTGTCTCGATGTCGCGGTAGCCGCACACGTGCAGTTCCGCGAGGTGCTGAGCGACGAGGGCGGCGCGTCTCGCTTCCGCTTCCGCGGCCTGCTGTCGGGCGTTCCATGCGTCGGGGTTGAGGAAGGTGCGGACGTGCTCGAGCATGCTGACCTCGATGGCGCCGGCGGCGATCGCCTTCTTCCGCTTCGGGAGGGTGACGTCGAAGTGCTCTTGCCAGGTGCCGGGCTTCTGGATCCAGGTCTCCTTGAGGCCGATCTTGCGGGCCATCGCGAGCAGCTCTTCGGTGGTGTCGGCGGTCATGTGGCACCAGACGCCGCGGACGGTGCGGGCGCCGTTGGGGACGTCCGCGGGGATCATGAAGTTGTCGACGTAGACGCTCACGAGGCGGCCTGCTCGGCGAGGACGTGGGTGCGGATGATCTCGCGGAGGCGGTTGCGGGTCGCGATGTAGGTGAGGTGGTCCGGGGTGCGGGCGAGGGCGACGTCTTCGTCGGCGTAGGCGTTGGCTCCCTGCTGCATGATCGCGAGCGCGTTCGCAGCGAGGGCCTGGCGCGCGGTCTGCTCTTCGGCGGCGGCGAGGCGGTCGACTGCGGTCGCGAGCTTCTGGAGGGCACGGCTGGTGGGGGTGGGCTGTGCTGGCTGGATGGGCGGGGTCGGGATGGTCACTTCGGGCTCCTATCGGGCGGGCTGGAGGGTGAGCCAGTCGCGTTGCGCGGTCTGGCGGTGGGAGGGGTCGGCGGCGCACATGATGCGGGAGGGGCGTGCGGAGTCGGGGTCGGTGATGATGCCGACGAGCTGGCCGTCGCAGACGAGGACCGTGTCGGCGTCGAGCTCGGCCACCTCGTGCTCGCAGTGCGCGCCGCGGAGGGTGACGCGGGTGACGCCTCCGGAGCCTTCGGCGCGCTGCGCGTAGTTGCGGAGGTTGATGGCGTCGGTGACCCAGGAGGGGCCGAGGCCCGGGTAGTGGGTGAGCCACGTCGCGTGCTGGTGCGCGATATACGCGAGGGCGCGGCCGGTCTGCTGGAGGGTGCGGGTGGAGGGCTGGCGTTCGAGGTACATGCCGCCGAAGCCGACGTCGTAGATCAGGTGCAGCGGCCCGCCGACCATGCTCGACGGGGTCTGCGTGATCAGGACGCGGGCGATGTAGCTCGTCCAGTCGGCGATCTCGTGCAGCGCCGACGTCGCGGTCGGGTTCCAGAGGGCGGAGACGTCGCCGTGCCCGGACGTCGAGACGCGATCGTTGTCGCGCGCCCCGCGGGACACGAGGATCGCGTGCTGCACGTGCGGGATCGCAAGCATCACGTCGATGAGGGTCCGCTTGAGGGACGCGTGGCAGGCAGCGCACAGCTCCGTGCCGGGGACGACCGGGATCTGCAGGGACTCGTTCGACGTCCCCCGGTGCGGGCGGGCGCAGAAGGTGAGCGGGTGTCCGTCAGGGGTGAGGGTGGGGGTGACGTAGTCGGGGTAGGTGCTCACGCTGTCTCTTCCGGTGCGGTGGTGCAGGGGCGGGTGGGTCAGACGACGCGGAGGCGGTCGGGCAGCTGACCGAACTCGTGAGCGCGCATGATCTCCGGACGGTGATCGGGGTGTACGAGCAGCGCCGGGAGGCCGAGACCGATCGCCGGGCTGAGGGTGACCGTGCCTCGGCGCTGGTAGGGCGAGAACGACAGGACGACGGGGGTCGTCGTGAAGCTGAGCAGCGTGTGCATCTCGGCCAGGACCGACGGCGCGTTCGATGTCATCGACAGCGACGGGGCGACCGGATCGGACTGCGGCGAGCGCCGTGTGAGCTTGCGGGCGAGGCGGGTGGGTCCGTGGCGCCAGGTGATGGTGAGGGCGGAGACGGCGAGGAGGGCTACGGCGAGCGCCGTGAGTCGTCGGATCACAGTCGTCCCTCCGCTCGGATTCGTGCTTCGGCTGCGGCGACGTTGTGGAAGTCGATGGGGTCTCCTCCGAGGTCGGGGTGGGTGGCGCGCTTCGCTCGTCGGACGAGTTCGCGGAAGGTGTGGATGGTGCCGGGCTCTCCGTAGTTGGCGTCGAGCCAGTCGGCAGCGCCGGCGGTGGTGGAGAACTCCATGACGTGGCGTGTGCCGGGTGCAGTGGTGGACTCGAGTGCGAGGAAGCCGCGGTACTGCTCGCCGCGCTTGGTGACGCCGTAGCGGTCGACCTTGCGGAGTGCTTCGAGGGCGAGGGCGATCGCGCGGACGTTGTCCTGCCAGGTGGTGAAGGTGTCGCAGGGGTAGGACAGAGGTCCGTGGATGCTGGTGAGGGTGAGGATGATGCCGGGGTGGTCGGCTCGGGCGTCGCGGCGGGGCCGGCCGTCGATGCGGAACTGGGCTGCGCTGATGGCGACCTGGAGGATGACGTCGTCGGCGTCGAGCGCTGTGAGCTCGCGGCGGAGGATCTTGAGGGTGTCGGTCCAGGAGGCGCGGAACGGGGCGGTGCGGCGGTCGGGGGTGATGAGGCCGGGCCACTCGCCGATCGGGGCGACGGTTAGCTCGTCGGGCCAGTAGGCGGTCATCGGTCGGCCCTCCGGTCGGCTCGGTCGGCGTTGGCTTCGTCCTCGAGGCGGCTGATGACGTCGCCCGCCCAGCGGGTGGTGATGGTGGCGAGCTGGATGAGGGCGGCGAGGAGTTCCTGGCGGTCTTCCTTCGCGAGGACTCGGAAGACCATCTCGAGGAGCACGCCGTCCCAGTCGAGGGTCTCGCCGACCGCCTCGGCGATGAATGCGAAGTGGCGCTCGAGGTCTGCGGCTCGGTGGATGGGGTCGGTGAGGATGCCGAGCGGGGTCGTGTTGGGGCCGGTGCCGTCGAGTGCTTCGGGCCCGCCGGCGAGGTCGCCGTCGGCGGAGTCGATGGCGGGCTGCTGGCGGGTGAGGTGGTCGGCGATCGCGCGGAGGGCGACGGCGGTGTGGACGTCGGCGGTGACGGCGACGCTTGTGGGCCGGTGAGCTGGCGTGTCGGTGGTCATGGTGTCTCCGTTCGGGTGATGCCGAGGATCTGCTCGGCCAGTCGTCGTGCGCGGTGGGGGTCGGTGGTCGCGTTCTGGAAGACCTTCCCGTCCTTGCTCAGGAGGGGTTCGGCTTGCTGGCGCTTGACGCCGAGGACCTCGAGGATGGGCGGGTCGGAGCCGTCGGCGGAGTTGAGGAAGTAGGCGATCGGCGGGTCGTCGCCCATGCCGTCGCGGCGGAGTCGGCCGATGGCCTGCTCGTGCACCTGCGGGGACCAGTCGAGCTCCCCGAACACGGCGACGCGGGACACCTTCTGGAGGCCGTCGACTCCGGCGCCGGAGCGGAGGGACATGATCAGGACGCGGCAGTCGCCGGTCTTGAACGCCTCCTCCGCGTCGACCTTCTGCTTCGGCGACTCGGAGCCGGTGTAGAGGCGGGGCTTGAACTCGGCGAGCTCGTCCATCCACACGTCGTAGACGTCGCGGTGCCAGCCGAAGAGCAGCACCTTCCCCTCCGACTCGAGGAGGAGGCGGACGAAGTCGGCGACGAACGGGGCCTTCGCGACGCCCGTCGCCTGCCGCATCTGCCAGTCGATGGTTCCGCCGGCCTGCATCTTCTGCGCGCCCGTCGCCGTGTCCGAGAGGAGGATCCGGGCGAGGTGCTCGACCGACTTCCGTGCCTCCTCGATCACGGCGGAGTCGGAGTCGATGACGTAGGGGACCTTGATCGTCTTCGGGAGCTCGCGGCCGACCTCCATGCGGGTGCGGCCGAACATCAGGCCCTGCTCGCGGATGTACGAGCCGAGGGTCGCCGGGTTGCGGATGTGACCGTTCCCGGTGACGCCCCACTCGCGGAGGAACTCCTCGCGGGTGCCGAGCTGGCCCTCGGCGATGATGTCGAGGACGTTCCAGATCTCGCCTGCGTAGTTGTAGACGGGCGTCGCGGTCAGGCCGAGGACGTAGGTCGCATGGGAGGCGAGCAGCGCGGCCGCCTTGCCCTTGTCGGTCGCCGTCCCGTTGCGCAGCTCCTGCGCCTCGTCGAACATGACCGATCGGACCTGGTCAGAGAGGGTCGCCGCCCACCCGTCGAGCTTCGAGTAGCTCATTATCGTCACGTCCGCGAGGTCGTGCCGGACCGCGCGCGCTGACGGGGTCGTCTTCTTCGCGACCTCGTACGTCAGCCAGGGCATCGCGTCCTCGAGCTCGGCCACCCACCGGGACGGGAGGTGCGTCGGTGCTACGACGACCGCCGGCAGCGCGTCCTCGTGCACGAGGTTGAGCAGGCCCGTGAGCGTCTTCCCGAGGCCGACCTCGTCGGTCAGCAGGTAGCGGCGGCGGGCGCGGAGCAGCTCAACGGCGCGCAGCTGATACTCGCGCGGCGTCTTGAGCGGGTCGCGGGCGAGTTCGAGTCGCACGGGAGCCCCGCCGATGATGCCTCCGACGTCCTGCTCGAGGTCGACGTACGCGGCCGCGGCCTGCTGGAGGTACCGCTCCGAGTGCGGGTTGATCGGCTTCATCGGCCACCGCTCGAGGATCCACGCGAGATCTCGCGCGACCTCGGTGGTGTCGGCGACGGTCAGCATCGATGTGCGCGTCGTGGAGAGACGGCCGAGGATGCGGCGAATGCGGAGGCGGACGGCGGGGTCGGCGGCGATCACCCACCTCCCGCGCTTGTCGCCGGATGCGAGGCTCGCCGGCTGGTAGCCGTAGGTGCCGTAGGTGCGCTGGTCTGTCACAGGAGTCCGATCAGGGTGGCGACGACGATCGGCTTGCCCTCAAGCACCCCGGAGAGGTGCAGGTGGGAGGCGCGGGTCGTCGCGAGGACGAGGGCGTCGAGTTCGGCGCAGGCGGCGTACCGATCGAGCTGCCGGCGGACCGCGGGCGCGCCGCCGGCGAGCTTCACCTCGACGCCGACCGTGAAGCCGCCCGTGACCGGGGCGAAGACGATCACGTCGATCCGCGATCGCGCGTCCGAGAGCGGCACCTCGCGCATGACCATCGCGGGCTCGACACCGCACCCGATGTAGGTGCTTGCGAGCTGCTCGTAGATCGCCACCTGCAGCTCGTCCTCGGTTGAAAACGTCGGAGTCGGCATGTTCTGAATCGCGATCGCCACGCCCTCCGCTGCGGCGAGCGCCGTCACGGTCATCGGGCGACCTCGTAGAGGGCGGCGGCGATCGAGAGGAGCTGCGCTGCGAGGTGGTCGTGCTCGCGGTTGTCGCGGCGGTGGATCATCGCAGCCAGCTCGCTGTACGTCTGAGCTGAGGCGCGCATCGCGGGACGGTTGATGAAAGGAGGGGTGGCAGCCGCGTCGGGCGTCAGGAGCTCGGCTTCACTTCGCTCGCGCGATTCGTCCCGTCCCTGCTGGCTGACGTCCGTCGTCGCCTCTCGGCCGCTCTTCACCACCCCTCCGGTCAGGTCCGACCAGTAGTCGGGGATCGGTCCGGCGAGGGTGCCGTCGTCGCGGACGGAGTACTGGCCGGGTCGCATGAGGGTCGCGGTCTCCTCGTACTGGTCGAAGAAGGCGCCGGCGGTGGGGCAGCCGAAGAGGGTGCCCTCGACGCGCTCGCGCAGGGGGTGGCGCATGGTCCAGTCGTCGGCGTCGATCTGCACGATGTGCTCGGTGATGCCGGAGTCGGCGGCGAGGAGGTCGGTGACGGCGCCGCGGTTCGGGCAGCCCTGCCAGGAGCAGGTGATGAAGCCGCCGTCGCCGAGGAACAGGGTCTGGCCGCACCCCATGGGGCAGTAACCGGCGATGAGGGGGTGGGCGGTCATCGGTTCCTCCTGCGGGTGGCGATGCGGTAGGCGACGTGGACGAGGAGGGCGAGGAGCGCGTAGGCGGCGAAGAGGAGCACGCACGCGAGGAGGAGGGCGCCGATCGCGCCGAGGACGACGCCGAGGATCATGGCAATCGCGTCGGTCAGGCGGTCCATCAGAGGTCGTCCTCGTCGTCGGAGTCGTCTGCTGCGGGTGCCTCGGCAGCGGCGCGCGCGGCCGCGTCGTTGACCAGCTGCTCCTCGATCTCCGAGAGGGTGTAGCCCCACCTGCTGAGCTGGGCGAGGTAGGCGGGGGTGGAGTCGTCTTTCCATCCGGTCTTTTCGAAGTCCTGCTTCGCTTCGGTGGCGGCGAGCGCGATGCCGAGGAGCACGTGCTGGTAGCGGAGGTGCGTCGCCTCCTGCTGCAGGCGCTTGCCTCGGCTCTGGTAGCCGGCGTAGCTCGCGTTATTGACGGAGTCGGCGACGTCCTCGATGCCGAGGAGCTCGAAGACCATCTCGGCGTGCTTGAAGGGGACGGTCGAGGAGCCGACGGTGGAGGCGACGTAGAGGGCGGCGTACTCGTCGCCCTTGATCGGGACGGTGCGGCGCTGCAGGAGCTCGCGGATCCACGCGCGGCGGACGTCGGTGGCGGGCCTCCAGAGCTTCGTGTTGTCGCGCGAGATCCGGCGCTGCTCCTTCTCGGCGTCGGTGAGAGGCTCCTTCACGTTCGTGTTGCGGACGAACCAGCCGTGATCGTTCCAGTTGCGGACGTAGTACTCGAGCGAGTACTCGGAGCGGTAGTAGAGCTTCGTGACGACCACGGCGACGTCGTCGGGCGCCTCGGCGACGAGCTGCTCGGGGGTGGGGTGGTCGTAGCCGGTCTTGCTCGAGTAGATGTAACTGCGGTGCTGCCAGACGGTGTCGGTGTAGGTCGGCGCCTCCTCGAGCACGATCACGCCCAAGGCCCCTGCCTGAGCGATCGCCTCGATCCTCTTCGCTTCCTCCGCCTGCTCCTCGCGGATGCGGGCGGCCTCGTGCTCGAGCTGCTCGGGGTGTTCGGCGGCGATCTGGTCGAGGCGGGCGATCGCGGTGTCGTCGCCGTCGAAGGCGGTGATGACGAGGGCCTGGTCGATGGTCAGCTGGTGGTGGACGATCGCGGTCGCAGCCGCGGCGGATCCGGCGACGGCTAGCGCTGACTCGACGCGCTTCTTGGGGGCGTTGACCTTGCGGCTGATCTGGTCGGCGGAGACGCCGAAGAGGGAGAGCTGCTGCCAGGCGGCGGTGTGCTCGGCGTCGGTGAGGGCGGCGCGGTGGTCGTTGACGACGAGCTGCTCGATGATGCGTTCGCGGTCAGTGATCTCGAAGGTGCGCGAGGTGTCGTGGCGGGCGACGATGACGGGGACATCGTCGAGGCCGGCCTCGATGGCGGCGAGGGTGCGGCGTTGCCCGTCGATGACGTCGAAGCCGCCGACGTCGTTGATGACGACGGTGATGGGGACGAGAATCCCGTGCTGCTTGATGTTGGAGACGAAGGGCTTGTCGACCCGCGTGTCGGTGCGGACGTTGGCGGCGATGGTCAGCTTGCCGATCGGGACGACGCGGGCGTCGATGGTGGTGGGCATGGTGGGCCTTTCGGTGAGGGTGAGCGCGTGCCGCCCGACGACGGGACGCGTGCTGGGTGGTGCAGTCAGGAGGCGGGTCGGCGGGGGAAGACGATCTCGATCGCGACGTCGCCCGTGGCGAAGGGCTCGGCGGGGAAGGTGTTCCAGTGCCCGCGGGGGCAGCAGACGCCGGTCTTGCGGCGGGCGAGGTCGCGGCGGAGGGTCGCGAGGATCGCGAAGCGCGTCTCGCAGAGGGAGCACTGGCAGAGGACGAGCGCGGTGGGGTCGAGCGCGGCGACCGGCGCCTTCGGCCGCTCGGGAACGACCGCCGGCGCGGGCTCGGGCATCGGCTCGGCGGGCGCGGTCGACTCGGCGACGACGGGAACGTCCGCTGCGGGCGCCGGCGGCTCGGCGAGCTGCTCGAGCGCGGCGATCGCTTCGGGCGACGGCGGGACCGCGGTCGGCTTCGCGCCCGGGCGCGGTTTCGGGGTGCGCGGGCGCTCGTAGACCTCGACGCCGACCGACTCGACGGCGACGCCGGTCTCGGCGCGTGCCTCGGCGACGGTGAGCTTCCCGGTGGGGATGGGCTCGGTCTTCGGTGCGTGCTTGCGGATGATCTTCTCGGTCGCGAAGGAGGGGCGGTCGGTGGTGGCGGTGCCGTTGTCGACGTCGCGGTGGTAGGCCCAGTCGCCGGCGTACCGGATGCCGGCGTCCTTGCAGGTCATCTGGTCGGTGCCGGCGTTCGGGCAGGCGGCGTTCGTGCGGCAGCCGTCGGCGTAGCCGGTCGGGTGTCCGTGGCGGGTGAAGCGGGTCACGGTCATGCGGTCTCTCCAGGCCAGGTGGCGGCGTTGCGAGGGTCGAGGAGGTGGTCGACGGTCCCTTCGAACAGGTCGAGGGGGCGGACGAGGTACGCCCGGTGGCCGGTGGCGCGGAGGGCGTCGATCCAGGTGCGCTGCTCGGGGCGGACGCGGCCGGTGTGGGTCTTGAGCTCGAGGAACAGCGAGAGGCCGGCGCCGGGGTGCACGAGGTGAAGGTCGGGGTAGCCGGGGTTCGAGCGGCGCGAGTCGTGCGTGTGGTAGCTCATCCACCGGCGGAGCTCGGCGCGGGCGATGACCTCGCGCTGGAGGCCGGCCTCGGTCGTCTGCTTCGCGCGGAGCAGGTTGTACTCGGCGACGGTCAGGTTCGGGACCTGCTGGATGGCGGCCATCAGAACGCGTTCCCCTCGAGGAGGAGCTTCTCGGCGAGCAGCTCGCCGGTGAGCTCGAAAGCGCGCTGCTGCCATTCGAAGCCGTCGCGGCGGACGGCGGCGATCGCGTAGGCGGTCGGGTTCGCGACGGGCAGCTTCGACTTCGCGACGATCTCGTGGCAGAGCGTCGCGAACTGCTCGTCGTTGAGGTCGCAGTCGGCGAAGACGTGCCCGACTGAGCTGAGGAAGTCGACGACGTTGACCTCGTGGCGGCCGCCGAAGACCTGCAGCGGTGTCGGCGAAGCCGGGAGGTGAATCTCTCCGTCGGTCGATGCCGGGGCGTGCCCCTGGTGAGCTTCTGTGTGGGACTGACTCGTTAGATTGGGTCTCGTTAAGTGACTCTCGTTAAGAGGTCGCTCACCCTGAGCTACCCCCTCGCTCAGGGAGAGCTGGGGGGTAGCTCTCCCTGAGCTACCCCCCGCAGAGTTATCCACAGGCTCAGCGGATCGCTTCGGGCGGCGCGCGTGATTCTTGACGGTGTACTCGTTAGCGCTCTGACCGCCGTTCCCGCGAGCCGCATTCGTCCACTCGACGACGCCGATCTCGCGCAGCTCGACGAGAGCGCGCTTCACGGATGCGATCGAGCACGATGCCTCCGCGGCGATCGTCGCGTGCGACGGGAACGCGGTGCCGTACTTGTCGACGCGAGAGGACAGCGCGAGGTAGACGAGCTTCGTGTAGCCGGGGATGCTCGAGTCCTGCTGCAGCCAGCGCGGGATCTGCGCGAAGCCCGTGGGGTCCTTCGGGGAGTCGGTGCCGGTCGAGGTCGGAAGGCTCATCGCTGGCCCTCCTGGCGGCGCAGGGCGGCACGCTGAGCCGAGGCGAAGGCCTGAGCCTCGCGCGGGTTCTGACGGCGCCAGAGCGCCACCTGGCGGCGGGCGTAGCTGTACGCCTCGAAGCGGTTCGGGAAGAAGCGCGCGGTCATCGGGCGCCGGCCCCTCGTGGAGCGCTGCAGGGCGACGTCGTGCTCGCGGATCATGACCCGCCACATGCCGCCGATGAAGCTGATGAGGAGACGGTCGGAGGCGCGGGGCCAACGCAGCTTCGGGAGGTGGTCGGGCTGGTCGTGGAGGCTCACGCGGCCGCCTCCTCGAGGACGAGGGCGATCGCGGGGTCGAAGGTGCGCACGGCGTCCGTGGCCGCTTGGCCGCGCCAGCGGGTCGTCTCGCCGTCGAGGGTGCGCAGGACGAGGCGGCAGTCGAGGCACGGCGCGTTCGCGGTGAGGCGGTCGTGGCCGAGGAAGTCGATGCCGCAGCGCCAGCAGCGGCGCTCGTCGACAGGCTTCTCGCTGGCGCTCTGGCGGTTCATCGCGTTGTGCGCCTCGAGGCATCGCGGGTCGGTGCAGCCTCGGCGGTAGTGGTAGGAGCGCTGAGCCGAGGTCATCTCCTCGTGCGTCAGCTTCGCGGTGCGGGGCATGGTGGTCCTCGAGGTCAGGGAGTGAGGGTGAGCAGGGGCGCCTGCGCAGCGATGAGCAGGACGGCCACGGCGAGCGCCGTGAGCCAGTCGTGTCGGGTCATCGGCTGGTGCGTCGGTAGCGGGGGCGGTGTGCTCGGCGGGGCCGTGCGGGGCGGGTGCGCAGGTATCGGAGTGCGCGGAGGTGCCAGAGGGTCAGCGTGTCCATCGGCCGGTGAGGACGTAGATGGCGGTGAGGGTGATGGCGCCGAGGAGGACGGCGATGGGGCCGGCGGCGACGAGGGCGGGGATGCCAATCGTGATGGCGGCGATCGCGACGGTGAGCGCGAGGTAGGTGAGGGCTGCGGTCGTGGGGCGGCGTGCGGTGGTGGGCTGGTCAGTGGTGGTCATCGGTGCCTTCTTCGGTGAGGGTGACGTGCTGCCGGGTGAGGTCGAGGGGGTCGGTGCCGCCGAGGCGCTGGTGGAGCTTCTGGAGGCCGAGGGGTGTGATGCCGATCTGGGGGTAGAGCTCGGCCTTGCCGGGGACGCGGCGGGTGACGACGGTGAGGTAGCCGAGGACGAGGAGTTCGCGGACGGGTTCCCACTGGGTGCCGGGGCGGTCGAGCCAGCCGGAGTGGTGCATCCACTGGAAGAGGTGCTTCTGGCTGGTCTCGATGCCGGTGTCGCGGTTGAGGATCTGCGCGGCCTGGGCGACGGAGAACCACGGGTCGGGGGTGTGTGCGGGGAGGGATGCGGCGGGTGACCAGGGGCCTGCGATGAGGTTGGAGCCGGCGGGGATGGCGCGGGCGCTCTCGAGGTGGGCGACGGTGCGCGCCTGCTGGCCGACCCAGTCGATGAGCGCGTGGGCGCGGTCGGTGTCGAGGGCGCCGGCGACGAGGCGGATCTGCGCGAGGTCCCAGGCGATGCAGTGGGCGAGCTGCTCGCGGGTCGCGCTGGCGGATACCGCGGCGTCGGTCGCGTACGTGGCGGTGTCCTGCTGGAGGGCGCGGAGGACGTCGTGCGCGGGGACGGTCGCGGTGTCGTCGCGCCAGAGGACGCGGACGTCGGTGCCGCGCCACCGGAAGACGTAGAGCGCGGGGACGTCGAGCTCTTCGGCGACCATCGCGATCACTCGCCCGGCCGGACGGAGGAGGAGGAGCCTTCTAATCTGTTGGCTGAGCTTCTGGTGAGCGGCGAGGCGTGGGGGCACGCCTCGCCGCTCGTGCCGGCCAAGGTGGGGGAACCCCGGCCGTCGTCCTCTCCGGTTCCTGCAGCGGCGGGAGCTACCCGAGATGTGCCGCTGACCGGAGAGGAAGTGGAGGCGAGCTGGTCGATTTCGCTCGGGTCGAGGCCCTCACCGAAGAGAGAGGCGACCGGTACTGCGAGCGCCGCTGCTAGCGTGCCCAGCTCGGGTGCGGTGAAGTCGATGAAGCCGGCCAGGCGGCGAGATACTCCGGACTGCGAGAGACCGAGGATGCGCGCGACCTCGACCTGCGGCATGCGCCGGCGTGCGATGGCGGCTCGCACTTCCTCGGCAATCGCTGCAGTCTGATGCGTCATGCAGGCCAGAGTGCATCATATTCTGATGCACCGCAAGCGTGGGTGTAGCGCTGGGTGCATCACTTTGCGCCATATGGTGAGAGTCCGCCGCAACTCTTGATCCACCTAGCGCATATTTGATACGTTCTGCGCATGACGACATCGCAGATCCAGCCGAGCCTGGACGTGAACATGATGGTCGCGAACAACGTTCGCGCCGAGCTCAGCCGCGAGCGCTGGACGGGCCGCAAGGCTGCCGTCGCGCTGGGCCTGACCCCTACCTACGTGTCACGCCGCTTGAGTGGCGAGACGCCGATGACGCCGGCAGACCTGGTGATGTTCTCGGACTTCCTGTCGATTCCCGTCGGGCGCTTCTTCGCGCCGGCGAAACCCGGGACTGAAGATTAGAAGGCTCCTGCTCTATCCGCTGAGCTACGGGGGCGTCGTCGATCGAGAATACCGGGCCGACGGCGACTCGGCGGCGTCAGGAGCCCTGGACGAGCCCGAGGACGCCGACCACCAGAGAGACCGCCGCGAGCAGCAGCGAGGCGCCGATCAGGATGGTGTGCACCCGGAGGAACGTCGTCGCCTTCCCGCTCGCGTCCCGGGCGCGCGGATCCTTGCGGATCCGGCGGAGGAACGGGGGCCAGACGACGGCGTTCCACACCGCGTTGGCGATCAGGATCCAGCAGACGAGGGTCAT